TTTCTTGGAGCGCCCGAAACGCCCAGCGGTCGAGAAGCAGAAGGAAATACCCTATCGGGGCAAGGGCATCAAGGTTACCAAGCTGCTGAAGAACCCCCTGTTTGCCGCAAATACGACCTAGCGAAAATCCCCCGAGCCGCTGTATACTAGGGGTATGAGTAACCTCATCGAACTAGCCATCACCACGGCGGGCCTCGCCCACATTGGGCAGATCGACGAAGACGGCATGCCCCACCTCATGCATTCGATGGCGGTCATGCTCGACGTGCAAAAAGAATTGGACGAGTATCCGGTCAAGGGCTTTACGACCGAGGAAATACTCATCGCCGCCGTCCTGCACGATGCCGTCGAGGACAACAAGCTCTACACCATCGAAAAGATCGAGCAGTGGTTCGGCAAGAACGTCGCCGCGATCGTTGATGCGCTCACACGCCAGGAAGGTGAATCCTACCGGGACTTCATCTATCGCGCAAAAGCAAACCCCGCCGCGCGGCTCATTAAGGTTTCTGACCTTATCCACAACATGGGGCGCACTCACAAGATCGACGCCAAAAAGGCAAGCTGGCGGGAAAAGCTGGAGTACAAATACCGCATTGCTTCGCAGGTGCTCAACGACAAGTGGGAGCCTACGTGGGAGGGTGCCTCCTACGAAGTTAAGTACGAAGACCCCAAGGCGACGGGCGAGAAGATGACCTACGCCAATCTCCAGACCGCCCGGTTCTATATCGCTGATCCCGATGGCAAAAAAATCGAGATCACCGAGAAAGAAGCAAAAAATGTTAAGGCCAGCTTTACGATCAGCAATTGATTGGTGCTACAAAGAGAGGATCATCATCATTACGTTGCTTCTTCTCGTTCTGCTGTTCGCGCTTTCCGTCGCCGCCTCGGGACTGGTTATCTGCCCGGAGCACGGCGTCAAGTCGGCCTTCACGGGCAACAGACAGGTGGTTTTCAACGGCTCCAAGCGGCACAATTATTGCGAGTACACCCACCCCCTGAGAGACCTCTCCGGCAACCACAAGTTTTGGTCCGACTGCGAATGAATTTGTTTGACTCTCCATTCCCTATGCCTTAAACTCGTATCTTGCGGGGGCAACATGAACATATCAAAGAATACGTGGCACTACAGGGTTTTTAACTTCTGGTTCAAGCAGGTACATGAGCAATCCGTGGAGGAGTATGCAGCATGGGACAAGGAAGCCACCTTCAACCTTTGTCCCTACGTCCGGATAGTCCTTCTTTGGGCTCCCTTGCGGTTCGTCTTTTCGCGTCCGAGGATTTGGTGGACGTTATCGGTTCTCGCCGTCGCTGGCTTGGGCATCCTCTACAAGTACTGCGGCGTACACGGCTTGATAGCGTTGGCCGCCTCTCTTGTGTACGTGGCGCTGATACTCTCTTTTATTGTTGGCGTCATCTGGGCCGTCGAAAAGACCAAGGAAAAAGTGCGAAGGCACCCGATCCAAGCCATCACGAGATTCACCGAAGTCCTGAGCGAGCGGGCAAAAGCCGCCCATGACGGTATCTGCCCGATAATCCATTTCGTGGACGACGGCAAGAAATGAACGAGTTTCTCGCGCTCGTGTTCCTGAGCATCGCCTGCGGGGCGATCAGCATGACGATCTCAAGGTCTGAGATGTTCGCCCCTTTGCGCGGGTGGATCAAGGGCCGGAGCGCCTTCCTTGGCGGGGGATTGTCATGCCCCTACTGCACCAGCCATTGGGTTGCATTCATCTTGGTGCTTGTTTACTTTCCCCACCTGCTGCATTGCGGCAGTACAGTCGTTGACTTCTGCGTCGAAACCATGATGGTCGTCGCTCTGGCGTCGGCGACAGCATGGATGATCTATTCTGCTTATGCAGCCATGGAGGGATCATGACTATCAAAAAGAAAAAGCTGTTAACTGTTGTCCTATTTATCTCTGCCGCAGCAGCGACCGGAGCCATACAAGCCGCCCACCACCACTGGGAAGGTTTGATCTTCAATTTCATAGCTGTTGTGTGGTGCATCCTGTACGCGAACCACGTGGACGATTGCGAAATCGAATGAGATACACATACAAGGCGGAGCATCCTTGTCCTAAGAACTGCGGGTCAACCGACATGCGGGTCTTCGGTTACTGCTGCGCTCGTTCCGTAGATATTGTTTGCCAAGCGTGCGGGGCTGTGAGTGAGATGAACATGTTCATGCCCACCAACAAGCCTAATGTGTGGAAGTACACGCCGGAATACACAGAGTTGGATAAGAAGATGACGCTGGAAGGCCGAGGAGAGCTTGGATTCATCGGGAAGACTGATGCCCGTGAGACGTTTCACGAGGCGTTCCCCGATAAGGTTCTGCCAGTCACGAAGCCTCAGTGAGGACAAGCTATGAACGTTCGGCAACAGATAGTCGATTTCAACGCCCGGCTCAGGGAAGCGAGCGAGGCGTACTACAAGAAGAACCAGCCCATCATGTCGGATGCGGAATTCGACGCGCTGGAGCGCCAGCTAAAGGATTTGGTTGAGCGGTACCCGGAATTTGCCGACTATGCGCCTGTGCTTTCCTCGGTCGGCAGCGACCTCACTAGTGGCCGCATCTTGCATGCTGTGCCGATGCTCAGCATTGAGAACAAGTATGAAGAAGAAGAGCTTCTTAGGTGGTATGATGCGCTTCCCTGATTGTAGCCCAACGAAGCAAGGCCGCTTGACGCCTATTTTCACGTTCTTTGGCAGTCACAGGAGCTTTGCGTTTGATTCCCAAATGCGCACGACTAATGTTTTTTCGTCCTTCCAAGGACATCGGTTGAGCCCACGGACCTGTAGGCTTGCCCCTTTTCGCTTCAGATATATTTTTTCGGCCCTGTTTAGACATGACATAGGTTTTTCCAATTTGGTTTTTACGGGCTATTTCCGCTCGCTTTGCTCGCATTTCTGGAGTCCAAACACGACGACTGTTCGCTTCTCCAATTTTCTTTTTTGTTTCTTCTGTGTGTTTACGTCCAGTTTGAGACGCAGACATTTTGGCACGCGAAACATCCGAGTGCTTTCTACCAGCCATAGGAGCAACGGTATCGGCCGACAAGTTGTATCCTGTAATCAGCACCCCAGTCTGCAAGATTACAGCTTTTTCACGTTCACGCAGGAATTTCTCGGTCGGATTTTCGTGGGTTTCAAGCATCTTGAATTCAAACTTGTCCGCTCCATACTTGTTCCACGCGGCTTGCAACTTGGGGTTAACATGAACTCCCCGAGTAAGCTCACGGTAGTGACGATCCCAACGAAAATGAGTATGCGTGCTACTGCCGATATACACAGCATTGGTTTGATTGTTACGAATTTCATACACCGATGCTATGGCGGTCTTTCGGTCAAATTTCAATTGATGGTACCTCTATATGAGTAATGTAAAGTCGGAAAAGACAATTGTTTGTGTTGAGCCAAAACGGGATGGAATTTCTTGTGCGCTTCTCTACAGGCACCACACGCTGTTCCGCGCTCTGACCCGAGGCGACGGCAGGAGCGGCGAGGACATCACGCCGCAAGCATACGCCGTTGGGTCGATTCCCAAGACCCTTCCAGCGTCGCTACCCGCAGAGCTTGAGGTCCGCGGCGAACTGGTAATGAAAAACAGTACGCTCGAACGACTGAACAAAGAAGCCGAGGCGAGAGGCGGCAAGGTCTATACTTCGACTCGCAACCTTACTGGCGGCACGATGAAGCTCAAGGATATCAGCTTGATTTCCGACCGAGAAATCCAGATCGTACCGTGGGATGTGCTGGGTGATAACGAAGCACTGCCAGATTCCGGATTAAAACGCCTAGAGTTGCTTGCCGAATCTGGCTTTCCCGCGCCATCTGGAAGATTGGCACGCGATGCGGAGAAACTAATCTCGGCTTTGCATGAGACCCTAGAAGAAAACAAAAAGTCTGATATTCAGGCAGACGGTGTGGTCATCAAAGTAGATTCCCACAAGCTCCGTCGCCAGCTTGGTGTGGGCAGCAAGTACACGAACTATCAAATTTGTTTCAAGCCGCAAAGTTCCACAGCGGTATCCCGTCTTCGGGAAATAGTTTGGCAAGTTGGAAGGAGTGGAAAACTTACACCCGTAGGTATTATTGATCCTGTGGTGCTCGCTGGAGCCACAGTAACTAGGGTAACCCTAAACAACGCCACTTGGATTGGGGAGATGGGACTGAAATTGGGTTGTACTGTGGAGATATGTCGCAGCGGGGAGGTAATTCCTTTAATAACAAGAGTTCTCCCCGAGTCGGAGTTGGCGATGGGACTTATTGAGATCGTTTCCCCGCTCAATTGTCCAGAGTGCCGCACCCCACTCGAAGAGTCGGACGAGGGCGGTGTTGGTATTCTCATCCATCGTTGTCCCAACAAGGGGTGTCCCGGCCGAGTCCGGGACACCCTGACTTTTATCGGCAGCAGGGAAGTGCTGGAGATCGACGGACTGGGGCCGGAGATGGCAACTCGGTTGGCGGACATCGGGTGCCATGATCTCGGAGAGTTGTATGATTTCCTCCAAGATGTGCAAAACGGCATTGCCAAATATGGCGAAGCCTCCGCAATGGAATTTCTACGGGATGATGGCTTCGCCGTAACAGTTCTCAAAATGGTGAAGTCTCTTGAGGCCGCAAAGACCGCATCATGGGAACGTTGGATTAAAGCGTTGTGCATCCCGATGATCGGTGCGACGCTTGGCAAGCAAATCGCTATTTCCTTGGACCTCAAGTCTGATGACATCGCTAATTTGCCAGATAAGCTGCTTCTCCTGCCGAAGCTGGAACTTGAGGGCTTTGGGGAAGCGAAGCTCGGTTCCATCTGCGAATGGGCCAACGACCCCGAGAGCCTAAAAATGTGCTATACTCTGTACGAGAGGGGAGTAAGACCTATGCCAGTGGAAAAACCGAAGGTTTCCGCCCCGTTGAACGGAGTGATATTTTGCATCACCGGAGCTTTCGAGGAAGACCGCAATTCGATAACGAAGAAGCTGGAAAGCCTCGGAGCCGTGGCGAAGTCCGGAGTCAGCAAGAAAATCAACCTGCTGATCGTGGGGGAAGACGCGGGAAGCAAGCTCGACAAAGCCAAGGCTCTCGGTATTCGGACTGTGGGATTAGAGTGGCTGCAACAGACTTTGAGCAGCAACGGACTTAGCCTCGGGGCCGATTAAGTCCCTAGCTGGTTGATTCCAAAGCACTAATTTCTAGCGAAAACCATCCCAACCGATGTATACTAAGGGTATGGCTAACCTGAGCAAGCTTATATGGCCGGGATGCGACAACATCTATGCCAACATCAAGCCCGTAACTCTTACCAAAGACGAAAACAAGAGCGTCGGTCGCATGCCGCTCAACCAAACTAATTTGGTCATGCAGGGCGACAACGTCGAAGTCATGAAGACCCTGATGTTCGGACAGTACCGCCTGATGGGGCAGGTTGACCTGATGCTCTGCGATCCGCCGTACAACACGGGCAACAACGATTTCTGCTACGAGGACAATTTCTACCTGAGCAAGAAGGAAGTCGAAGCCCTATCGATGTCCAGCCAAGACCCCGATGCCGGGCATTGGGTCAAGGCGCAGGACGCCTCCCGCCATAGCAAATGGCTGAGTTTCATGAAGCTCAGGCTTCGCCTCATGAGGCGCTTGTTGAAGGCATCTGGCGTGATCGCGGTGCACATCGGGCCTCAAGAACTTTTCCGCCTCGGGCTGCTGATGGATGATATCTTCGGGGAAGAGAATCGACTAGGGATTGTTACGTGGGAATGTGCTTATTCTCCGAAGGCAAGCAACCCCAACACGACCGATTATGTTCTCGTCTATGCTAAGAATGTAGAACTGGCGTATCAAGGCTTCCTGCCCCGCACAGAGGAGATGGATGCAAAATATGGAAGCCCTGACAATGATAAGGACATTTGGAGAAGCGACAACTTATCAGTTGGAATGGGTGTGAAAGACGAATATATTTTTGGTATCCAGAATCCCTTTACGGCTGAAATTCATTTCCCCCCCGGAAAAAGCTGTTGGCGTCATTCCGCTGCCAATGTAGCCGAATGGCTGTGTGGTTGGGGGGTAGACTATCATGTTACAACCCGAGACGGAAAGCCTGTTGTCGCTTTCAAAGGCTCTGTGGCTGATGCCAAGAAAGCAGCCGAAACTAAACTAGCAAGGGGCACGATTCGATGTTCGCCCGCTGGACGGGATTTTGGCCGGGACATCTGGAAGCGACCGCTCTCGGGATGGATTTGAATGCCTTTTATGGATCGGACGTTTACAAGTTGTTCTTCATCAAACCGAAGAAGGGTTAATCATGAAACTCAAGATACCCGTGTTGCTGCTTTCTTTGATGTCCGTTCTGGCTTTGACGGCTTTCAAAGTAACGAATTTGAAAGAGATCACGAATTGGATTCAAAGTTTTGTTGAACGAAACGGTTCTTACACCTTGATTGAACCGAAGGATGTCTCTCGCAGTGAACGGGACCGCATTGAATTCGACGGCTGCGAAGCCACCGTGCACGTGAGCATCGTCCGCGAATACCCGGAACCCGTCAGCGACAAGGATGTCTTGATAGACGACGCCCACGAGCGTGTAAGCGTTCATCTCAAACACCGGGATTTGGTCAACATGGATATCCTCTTTAATCTCAAGGATATCGACCCTGATGTCGCCGTCACTATTCTGAGTTTGAGCGGTGACGCGCTTCCCGATTATCGGGATTGGATTATCCTGAAAACCGCAGACGGGTACCGCTCCATCGCGATTCGACGCGGGACAGCTATTGCGAGTCCCATTTCTGTCTTTTCGTTGCCGGGCGGCACCACCCGCGAAGATACCCAAAAGCTGGCTGACAAGTTTCACCAAGCGATTACGATTTGCCGTGATAAACCTAACTAGCTTGTGGTATACTCTACAGGTGAAAGAAAACGGAGACCGGGTGGGGAAGACAGCAGTAAACTTTGACTGGGAGGGCATCATGCAAGTAAGAACCGGGCTTAAATTTTTGGCGTTAGCAGTGGCTTTCTTGTTCTTCGTGTCTCTTGCCTCAGTTTCAGCAATGGCACAGGAGAAGACCCTTTCCTGTGCATTCGTTTCTACAGACAGTTTTCCGGAACTTCGTGAGCCGGAAATACATATCACACTTGACGAGATCAACAGTCGAGCCAAGTCTGATTACCTAGAACATGACGATGGAAACTTCCATCCAGCGGTGTTCACTTCCACTAGGGTTACATGGACAGGGGGACGAGTCTTGATGCACGGACCGCGTGGGGATTTCTGGACTAATCCACTAACATATAACATTAGCCGAACAAGCGGAGCGTTGACAATCAACGACACGCATCACTTTCAGTGTGAAGTCGCTCAGCAGAAATTCTAGTACGGCAGGTCGAGCCGGGAATCGAGCCAAGATCGAAGGAAAGAAAATGAAACTCAAGCTTGTATTATCTGTAGCAGTGCTGTTGATAACGGGGTTTTTCGCCGCTTATTACAGCACTACGCCACTGACTGCCGCACCAACTCCTAGCTGTACGGGTTGGATGAAGCAAACGAACGGCTGTTATTGGGAGCTTTGTGTCAACGACAATGGAACTACTCATTGTTGGGAGCAGTGTCCCGGACAAAGAGTTGCCCATGAAGTGAGATGTCGATAGTACCAAACTCGGCCGAGTAGCCGAACGGGGGCGGTAAAGCAATGGCACTGAGCAACTGGGACACGATGGCTGTGGATTTGGGTGGAAATCCCTGCGGGGGCTCCTTCGCGAGCCCGCAGGGCGTGACCGTCGAGTTCTACAAGAACTGGCTCTACATCCGCGACGAGAAGGCGTGGGTGGAGGGCAGGAGCTTCGTGAAATCGACGGTGGCCCATGTGAACTCCGGCGACTTGAGCTACGGCGACGTGCACATCGTGGCCGTGCGGGGGCCGCAAGGCGGCGTGTACGCCGTCGTCACTTCCGGTTACGGCGAAAAACAGATCGGGATGGTCGGCTGCGGCGTGTACGGTTTTGACGGCGACGAGTGGGTCGGCGTCACCGCCGAAAGCAAGGAATTCCTGCAAAAATTCCTGCTGAGCGAAGACCAAGAGGGCTTCGCCGAGTTCAGCGACAAGGTTCGAGCGGTCAAGCTCGGCGGCGCGCTGCGCTTCAACCAAGGGGACGCCTACGTCGCCGACCGCCTCGGGGAAGACACCCCGGCTTCGGAGCCGGGGCAGGCGGAGAAGCCGATCCTGTTGCAGGCATTGGACAAACCCGAAGAACAAGGCTGACGTAACACGGATCGCAGAACCGCAGCCCAAGGGAGCGGCGGCAGGAGGAAACAAAACATGGGGCACAAATTCGTATCAGTCATTCTTTTACTGATGGTACTGCTGTTCGCTTCGCCGATGCTCGCACAAACGGCAACACAGTGTCAAGCTGAGGCGGCTCTTTGGGGCAGCCAAACGGAGCGCACTGCCTACTTGACGGCCGAATTCAACTTTATTCATAGCGGCACGCCGAACCGCATGGCGACAAACCTGCTTTCATTGAAAGAGATCGATGCCCGCAACAATGAGATGCTGGCCTGCATGATAGTGGATTTGCCTCATTACAATGAGTACAACAAGGTTCAGGATTTCTATCTTTTGGTGACCCGCAACAGATATATGAACTTTGTTCGACGCCACCACTTGCAAGAGCAATTTGACGCGGAAGACAACGCGGGCATTCGATGATTCTGCGATGGGCCGCAGTATTAGGTGAGTGGCTGGGCTGTTTGCCGATGAGGCAATCCTACTGTCAGACACTACGTCCCGAATCTGACGACAAAGGGACGGTTCGTGAGGGTCGGTCCAGCCAATTTTTTATGGGCATGACATTCAAAAAAGGCCAGAAGGTCCGTTTACTGGTGCACGGAGCCGGAGTCACGTCCGAAGAGACAACCACTATTGCCAGCGTGTCCAAGAACGCGATCGAGGATAAGGACGGGCGGCTGTACAGCCCCAAGACCGGAGAGACGGCGGTCGGCTTTGCCGGGTTCTGGTTCGAGCTTAAGCCCCTCCCGGAGCCCAAGAAAAAAGCGGCAAAGGCGAGATGAGTTGCCAGCTTGTGTGGTTTTTGATCGGCTTTGCTACAGCCGTCGTCGTGCTTGGGCTGGTTGCGTTTGTGGGTGCCTGCGTCCTCGGCATGACCGGGGGAAGGATCGGGAAATGAAGTGGAAGATTGAGTACCTCACCGGGGGGAGATGGCTGCCGTGGAAGACGGTCTCTTCCAAGAAGAGGGCAGAGGCGGCGGTCACAAACCGGAAGAACCTGTCGGCAATTTGCCGGATCATGCCTGAAAAATAGTTCTAGCCAAAATACCCGCTACCGCGGTATTATATAGACATGGGATACATCGTTCGCATATCGTCGTCATCTAGTAGCTCCTCAGGGGCAGGCGGCGGTGTGCGTGTCTACACGACAGACTAAGCGAGCACACAGAGGCAGTAAGCGCCGCCAGCCCAAAGGGTTCGGCGGCTTTTTTGTTTTTACGGAGTGTTGGGGGAGAGGCTTAACCCAGCGGTTTGCTAAACCGCCGTCCCTCGAAAGGGGGACCGCTGGTTCGAATCCAGCACACTCCGCCAAGTTTAAGTAGTCCCGTAGTTTAACGGTAAAACAGCGGCCTTATACACCGCAAGCCCTAGATTGGGGCGTGATTGGGGGTTCGAATCCCTCCGGGACTACCAAGTTTTAGGAGACGTGGCCGAGCGGCCTAAGGCGCATGCTTGGAAAGCATGTGTACTCGAAAGGGTGCCGTGAGTTCGAATCTCACCGTCTCCGCCAGTTTTGGAGAGGTTGGTACATTGGCAGGTCCGGCTGTCTTGAAAACAGCTATCCGTCAGAGATGGCGGATTAGGGGTTCGATTCCGCTCCTCTCCTCCAGATTTGGACGGGTTGGTACATTGGCAAGTCCGGCCGTCTCGAAAACGGTTACGGGTCTAAAAGCCCGTTGGGAGTTCAACTCTCTCTCCGTCCGCCATTCTTCAGTATTAGTCCTTGTGGTGCCGCGAGCGGCAACGCCGCGGGGTGAAATAAAACTGTCAGGGATGAAGACCCGCAAGGGTGAATGGCGTTAACTGACGGTAAAAGTAGCCGAGTGCCAACATTAATCTTCACCACGTACTTTCCATGGAGCACAGCGAATGAAAATATATTTGATTTGCCCAGTTCGGAACGCGTCCTTTGATTCCGCAGGAATTGTACGACAGCTAGAAGATGGGGGGCATACCGTCCACTTTCCGCCGAGAGATGTTGACCAATCCGACCCTGTGGGTATCGATATCTGCAATGCCCACGCCAAGGCAATGCGCGAGTGCGATGCGGTTGGCATTGTGTGGGATGTTGACTCAAAGGGCAGTCATTTTGATCTTGGCATGGCTTTTATCCTTAGCAAGCCCGTCACCTTGTTGAAAGCCTTGCAGCCGGATGTGGGGGGTAAGAGCTACTTAAAGGTCATCAAGGCGCTGTCTAGCGACTGTATTTGTGCCGGAAGCGGGTAATCCGCGTGGAAGAACATTTCTGCGATGTCCAAATCTTCAAGGGTCCGTGCGATTGTAGCGTAAGCTGCGAGAAATGCCGGATCGGCTGCTTCAAGCTTGCCAAGTTCCGCAACCCCTCGTACGACCCGGGCGGGTTGGTGAAAGGCACGATCTATAACTACGCGGAATTTGTTTGCGCCGACCACTATGACGAAGCGGTGGCCTACAAAGCGGGGTATGACGACTGGGTGAGACGGGGAAAGCCTGACGATTTTGATTACGGAGATTTCTACGATGAAGAGGATTAAGATTCTGGTCAGGCGCAACCTGAAAATGACTTGCGGCAAATCCCGTGCCCAGTGCGTGCACGCCGCCCTCGGCCTGTACAAGCTCTGCTCCACGGAGTACTTCTCGTGCGTGACGCTGGATGTCAGCGATGCGAAGTTCGAGGAGGCCAAGGCCGCCCATCCGGATTGCTACGCGGTTACGGACGCCGGATTCACGGAAGTTCCCGCAGGCAGCGAAACGGCCTTGGCGTTCTATGAGGACGACCCCCGTGACTGAACATTACTGCCAGCAGGAAATCGGCGGGACGGGCCGCTACGAGCTTTGCGGCAGGATCGCCCACAATTTCATAGCCTACAGTGTTGTTGAGGAAGGCAAGTCGGTGTTGGTAAAGCTCTGGCTCTGCCCCGAACATGCAGAATGGCACAGTCGGCACCTTGAGGTGGTGTGATGGGACGCCGAATTTCCTTGCAAGATGCCCGCATTCCCATAGAATGGTTGAAGGAGAGTTTGGATGCATGTTCTAACAGGATTACTGGACGCATTCACCGTTCGGGTCGTGGCGAATTTTTTCCTGCTGATCGTGATTCCTGCGGTTGCTGTGGGGGCGTACTTTCTTGGCTATTCGGACGGCAAGACACAGGGCTGGGTCAGCGGATTCTTGGGAGATGACCATCCGTGAGGGCCAGCATACTAATCTTGGCTTCTCTGCTCGCCATGGGTTTGAAGGCTCAAACCCCGCCGGATGCTCCGGTTCCAAAAGCAACGCCGCAAATGCGCCGAATCGCCATTGATGCGTTTCCTGTCCGGGAATATCGGAAAGCGGAGTCCGCGCCAGTCAATATTTTCAATCCCTCGGGGATGTTTTGCTTGGAAGCTACCAAGGAAGCGCGGGAAGCCGAGGGCATCACGAAAATTGCGAATTACATGAAGCACAGTGACATCCGGCTCTTCCGCTTTGTAGCTCCGGTGCCGAAGCTATTCGCCTCGGGGTCGCGGTCGCGCGCGAGGCTCAAGGGGTTGGGACGCTGAATTTGAGGAGCAGCGGGTGATCAAGGTACCATTTCGTATTAGGTGCGCGTGGTTTGGCCGAATTCGAGTGCTTTGCTACGGTCTTGTGGATGATAGATTTTCATGCACGGGGCACTTGAATTCTTGGGGACGAGAGTGGTGGTTCTTTTGGGGATGGGCTGAGAGGGACTGATGCGTCTGGTTGTTGCAATACTGTTTTGCTTTGACCTACTGTTGCTGGTATTCGACGTATGGGCTTATGCTAAGCTCCTGAGTATCTGACACCGTAGGCAATTATACCTGAGGGAGAACCATGTCACATTTCACTGTTCTGGTAGTTGGTGATAACACGGAGGAGCAGCTTGCTCCGTTCCACGAGTTCGAATGCACGGGGGATGACAACAAGTACGTGCAAAATATCGATCAAACCGACGAGGCGCGGAAGGAATACGAATCCTACACGAAGCTGCGGTACCAAGACCCCGAAGGCAACCTTCACAATCCGTATCAGGATCAGTTTTACCGGGAATTCACGGAAGAGGAACTCAAGAAGCACGGCAACTTCAATGGCAAGGGACCGCTCGGCATGGGTGGCGGCAGCGGGATTAGCTGGACATCGCAAGACTGGAACGATGGGCTGGGCTACCGCTCCAAGGTTCATTTCCTGCCGGAGGGCTGGAAAGAAGTCCGGGTCAACGCAAACACCGTGGAGAGCTTCCGCGATTTCGTCGAGGGGTATTACGGGCACAAGCCACTGCTCCATGGCGAGACCCCGGACTTGAAGGAAGAACACAAGTACGGCTGGACCCAGCTTGACGAAAAGGGGGAGGCCGTCAAGGTGATCGACCGTACCAACCCGAACAAACACTGGGACTGGTATAAAGTCGGCGGGCGCTGGAACGGTTTCTTCAAGCTGAAAGCCGGAGCATCGGGTGCCGTTGGTGAGCCGGGGCTCAACCGCATGGACCCGGATTACGAGGAACCGGAGGAAGACCGCGCCGACTTGTGCATGAAAGGCGACATCGACATCGAAGGCATGAAGGACGAGGCGGGAGCCAAAGCGGCGGAACAGTACGATCTGTTCGCCAGCGTCACCGAAGGATGCCCGGCGCATCTTTCATGGAAGGAAGTGCAGGATCGCAACCGTACGGGCGGGATGGATGAGGGCTTGCCCGCCGTCGATTGGGGAGCCGCCCGCAAGGAATACGGCGAACAGCCAGCGATCAAGGCGCTGCGCGACAGCAAGGACAGGGACGCCCGTTGGTTCGATGCGGACGATTTCCTTTGCACCCGCGAGAAATACATCGAGCGCGCCCGCAAGGGGGCTTTTTCCACGTTCGCCGTCGTGAAGGATGGGCAATGGTACGAACGCGGCGAGATGGGCTGGTGGGGAGCGGTTCACGACGAAAAAGACGAAGACCAGTGGTTGGAGCAATTTTCGGACTTGATCGACAGCCTACCGGATAGTACGCTACTGACTGTCGTTGATTGTCATATTTGACCCTTTTGCTGATGCGGACAAACTCCGTATTTACTCTTTGCTTGGTGGCAATTGGCGCACATAACCTGAAGCCCACAAGGTGGAAAACTCATTTTCTTGAGCTTGGCATAGAACTGAACTCCGGCACCGACTCCAAGCTTGGCCCTGTGGTTTTTACCATCTCCATTAGCGTGGTCAAGAGTGAGAAACTTCACTTCTGTCTCCTCGCAACAAACGCACTTTCCACCATAGGCATTGATGGTTTCGGTCTTTAATTGGAAGTTTCTGGCACGTTCAAGTTTATTCCATCTATCTCGGTTGGTTTTGCGGGACAGATAACAATTCATCTGCCTATATTTTTCTCTGCGTTGTGCCAGAGTCAGGCTATTGAAGTGATTCATCCCTTGAGTTGCCGCTAATTTCAAGCAAGCGGTGCACCTTACTCGGTTTTGTTCCGGGGGCAGTTTTCCGCAGCCCACACAAAGGTTGTTTGCTTTTCTTTGTTGATAAAGTTCTTTTGTTGTTGCCATACTTAAGGAGTCTGGTATTATATATTTTGGAGAACACCACATTTAGGAGATTGTATGGGTTGCTGTATGCGATGCGGGGGAACGGGCTGGGCGGCTAAGGACGACCTTCATCGAGGCCGGGTTACGGGCTTCTGCGCTTTTTGCCATGGCAGCGGCACCGACGTACCGTCCATAAGGGAATACAACAAACTCATCCCGCCGTCGAATCCAGATTATCCGTGGAGGGGCGAGGATTGGCAACCGCTCTGCTACTACTGCTGCCAACCGATCAAACTGACCAAGCCGTGGGCGGGGGTCAGGCAGCGCGTTATCTACGGATGGGAGCACGCTAATCCTGCGGTCTCGGAAAACAAGTACATCAATGGAAGCCGTTGGCATTGCGATCCCGCCAAGGTGCGGGCGAACATAGAGCGCCACGCAGTCTACAAGCCGACAAAAGCCGACTTCGAGTCCGACAAAGAGTTTACCCCCCAAACCCTGAACCAACCGAGATGTCATATCTGCGGTACCCAGACAATGCATCACAGCGGTGTGTGTTCCGCTGCCGGGAAGCCGCCGTACCATGCTACATCCTTGAGTCAAAAGGAAGATGAATTGGCGCGGCTCTTCGGGTGGGGACCGTTCGATGTTAAACCCGAGCCCGGCCCCAGCCGGGAGTTGCGAGTGAAAGTAGGAACAGTTATAGCTGCTTTGGCACTCATTGCCTTGGCGTGGGCGACTGGAAAGTTGGCAAAAGATGAAGATGATTCTTAGCACTAGCTAAAAATTGGGGTACATTTTCTAGGAGACAACGATGGGGACACGCGCTGACTATTACGTAGGGACGGGACGCAAGGCGGAGTGGATCGGCTCCATCGCTTGGGACGGCGACGAAGTCGAAGACTCCGTGAAGAAGGCCAGAAGCGAGAAGGGATATCGCAAAGCCGTCTTGGCTTGGCTGAAAACACGCGATGATGCCTCGTTCCCCGAAAACGGATGGCCGTGGCCTTGGGACGACAGTGGTACAAGCGATTGCGCTTTCACTTTCTCCCACGGCAAATTCCGTAAATTCAACGGGCCGTATCCCGACATGAGCGAAAAGAAAAACGTCACATTCGGCAAGCGTTCCGGGCTGATTGTTATCGGGCCGGGTGGAATAGTCGAATAAGGAGCCCATATGGTAACCGTAACACGAAAGCAGTTTGATGATGTGGTGCTGGAAGAAGCTACGCGGGCGGCAGAAGCGATGAAGGCGGCAGGCGCGCCTGAGGCTAAATGCGATTCGCTAATGAAATTGCTCCTCATGCATTGCGAACTGATCGGCAGAAAGCTTTTCGGGCAGCGCACGCCCGACAACCCATGACCCGAGTAGTCCACGTTCGCAAGGATGCGTTTGATCTTTATATAGGCCGTGCGTTTGCTGAGTTCCCCGAGTCCCCTTGGTGTAACCCCTTCAAGGTTGAGTCTGGCTGCGGGCGCAAGTGCGTGATCGAAAGGTTCCGGCGATATTTGTTGCAAAAGCCCGAACTGCTGGCTAAGCTACATGAAGTCCGCGGAAAAACGCTCGGATGCTGGTGCAAGCCGAAAGCGTGCCACGGCGACGTGATCGCGGAATTGGCCGATTCATGCGGCGACGACTGATCATCTACGGGATTTCGACTCTGCTGTCGTTGATCCTATTGCTTGCAACCATGATTATCGTGCACAATTTGGTTCTTGCTATCTATGGCGATTTTCTCCATTACAAGCGTCATGACATCATCTGGGTGGTGCCTAAAAAATGAAATGGTGGGTACTGACAGCGGTTGTTTCCGGCGGGATCGGGTCCGTGCTGCTGGCGGATGTGTTCCTGAAGCGCAGCGCGACCGAGCGGTTCTGGTGGAACCTGTTCCTCGGAACGGTGCTTTACGCAATTGCGGCATATCCTTGTGCCATCGCTTTTCGGGTTACGGACTTCGGGCAGCTTGCACTGATCTGGGAGACAGGTATGCTGCTTGCATGCCTCGCCGTGAGCATTTGGTTTTTCCAAGAGCCGCTGACTGTACGGCGGGCGCTGGCATTTGCGTTCGCCATCATAGCAATTATTCTGGGGGCTAAGCGATGAAAATCTGCCAAGAGCATTGGGATGGGCTGAAGGAAGCAATCGAAGCGCGGGGGCTTGGACATCTCGTTGCTGGCAGCGGCGCGAAAGCAGCACCAATCGTTACGGATGAGCTTGAGGGTTCCGACGCCTACGATCCGCTGATAGCGGCGAACTTTGCCATCTGGAACAACGCCCTTGAAGCGTTCGGCATGAGCATGATGTACGAGGACGCCCCGTGCCCCCTATGCCTCATGGATAAGCATGCTGCGGAGTGCAACGATCCGGGCTGCGCCAAGAACTCGGGCATGGATTGGATCGGATTCGCCGCCGACGGCCAGTTGGAAGTAGCCAGAAACAAGGGGCTTGTTTCCCCCGAAACTTCGGTTAACTGAGGTAGCGAAAACCCCCGGCCTCCTGTATACTGGGGGTATGGAAACTGTATTATCGGTCTACGTCTTGCTGGAAATCAAAAAGGCCCCGAAGTTCGAGGCTGAAACCGCCGTTGGCGTTACCACGGACCTCGTAGAAGCCGAGGCCCACAAAGCGCGCACTCCAATCCCGAGCGGCGGGGGCTATGTCGAATTCGCCTACAAGGAATTCCCCCTCCGCACCGACCTCTTCGTGATGGGCGCTGAAAGCACGCTTTTCATGAAACAAATAGAGCAGCATAAGGAAGTCATCCAAAGTGCCCAAGAAGCTATTCAAAAGATCATACGCCACAGCAGGGAGGCAGTATGAAGCACCCAAAGAACGTCCTAGCCATTCTCGATTGGTATCGCAAGAACGCCCCCGACTCGCTGGCGACCGTTGAGAGCCTCTTTCCGCTCCCGGCAGGAGATCGCCCCACGCCGGAGGAGATAGCGGCTGAGAACCGCCTGCAAGCGTTTCAGGCGCTACTCCTGCAAGCGTTCGAGGCGGGGCGCGAGTTCCAGCGCGTATACCCCAACGTGGAACCGGGCATCGGATATTCCAATTTTTGAGGGGAAGCGATGAACAAGCATCTGATGGCATTGAGAGCGAAACTAGGCAGCATCAAGACAGCCGCCGCCAAAGAGCGGAAGGCCCTAATCAACCAACTGGAGTGGAACTCCGGGGGCTACGGGTTCGGCATCTGCTCCGTCGCCAACTCTATGATGTGGGCGCTCGACCAACCCACCAAAGACAAGCCCGACCTCAAGAGCGTCGTTGCGGTCTGCGGCGAGCCCAAGAAATACACGACCGAGGAACTCCGGCGAATCGCGGAGTTCTCGAAGGCGGCGACCGAGCGTTATGATAAGATGTTCTCGTATCGTCGGGGCTGCAACCTGATTTTGCTGGACAAGCGGGACGAAGGTTCGTGGATGCGCAAGCGCCTGACATGGGAATCTGGGCCGATGTATTCGACTTCGCTCGAAGAGGCATTGGCCGTCTTCGAAAAGGACTGGAAAAATGGCGGTTGACCAAAAGGCGGCATTCAAGAGCAAGCGTTTGGCATTTCTTGCGAAGTCGCCCGCCTGCAACTGGTGCCTCGACACCAAGCGGGTCGCCGTCACGCCCTTCACCACGGAGCAGTACACCAATGGCACCATCCCGATGAAGGAATGCCCGTATTGCTCAGGAAGGAAGGTGGTCTATGCCTGAGTCCCTCGGACCCAAGCCGACCGCGAAGCAGATGGAACTTCTCAGGAAGCTCTGTCAAGAGGGTGCGGAAATCCGCTGGTTCTCCGGCATCAGGGGACCATCCAGCGCATCGCTCATCATAGGCGATGACATAAGGGGTCGGGAAGGGGTCCGCACTGACACCATGTGCAAGTTCGCCGATTGGGGCTGGATCAAGGCTGTTGGCGACCCGGCTTGGGCATGGCGGAACAACGAATATCGCATCACCGAGAACGGACGCAAGGTGGTGGAATTAGGAGCGATAAGAAAATGATCGTGCGCAGCAATCATCGGCTGCGATTCTTGATTCTGATTGCAATTTTCTTTGCGGTGAAGGTTGGTTTTGGCATTTGGGTCGTCTGTACGCGGGCGGGGCGGCTGCATTAGTGGGAGGAACGGATAGAACGAACAACAGAAAAGTCCCGTGAAAGGTGCCCGTAATGGACAATCTCAAAATCGACGATCTTGTAGTTGTGGAGGGACGCATCCACTACCTTGTGGACCATGGCAGTGAGAAGCATCCGTATTCCTTCGCCGGGGTGAACATCGACGGCAGGATCGTCGAGTTACCATTGGATCAGGTTCATAAGAAAGCTCCTGAGCATGAATGATGATGAACAAATCGTGACGCTGCAAGCCGGGCAATACTGGCGTGCGCTCGTAGCCATGGAGGATCGTGACATCCGCAAGGGCGATGTGTTATTGATTCAGTCCGTGCGTGACGTGGACAATGCTGCCCACACGATTATCCTGCGCCCCCACCCCCGGTGGTATGCTGCTAACCCCCGAAGTGACTCGGAAGATCGCTTCCTCGTACAGGAATTCCTAGAAAAGTTCGAGTACTGCCCGGACTACAAGCGTATCCGCAACGCGGAACTTGCAGAGGTTCAAGGCAAGGTCACGAAACTCCAGCATGAGTTGGCTGAGATCAGCGTCAACCCCGAAGCGATGAAAGAAGTTGTGGATGCCGGGTTGCGGGAATGGGAGAAAAAACAAAAACTCCTCCCCGGTGCCGCTGATACCCTGCCTCCGCCGACGCCGACGCCGGATGCTGCGCTCGACTCCACCCTAACCACCGATAAGGTGGAGACGATGAAACTCAGCATGGCGAAGGCGCACGAAATCGCAACGATTCAGGCGAACCACATCAAGGCGAAGGTCGAAGAGATCGGCGAGACGGTCAAGGCTATGACGCCGTTTTACCAAGAACAAGCTGCCGCTGCGCTGGCAACGACTGAAGACATTCAGACGCATGTGGCGAAGCTCATGACCGGAATCAAGTCCCTTGACCTGTACGTCGGCACCGACGTGCACATGGAGCAGGTGAGCAAAGGCAAGGATGCGCCGGACGGCCCGGATGGCGAACACCTGCCCCTGACGATCATGCAGCGGAAGCTGTACGTGGACGAGGAACTCAGTGCGTGGGCGGACGTGGACGAAAAGTTCGACGCCAGCAGCGACAAGGAATTCTTCAAGACGCTGCGGAAGTACAAAAGTCTCGTGAACCAGATTTTTCCGACCGAGCGTTGCATCGTGTGCGTAGCAATGACTCGCCGCGAGCAGGATTATGGAAACGCTTGGGAAAATGCCGTCAAGAATGAACAGAACAAGACTGTGTTTTTACTGATACGCAACGGCGAGAACATCCATGTAGTCTATTCCCCGGTGGAAAGCCACATGCAATCTCCCAAGCTGTTCCCGAGCGAGAAGGATATCGACGACATCTTCCGGGATACCAAGTGGTGGGGGCAGGACGAGGGTCGGCGCATTACGTACAACGATGTCCAATACACGGACAAGCTCTCGGAACACGAGAGGATTGCCGTACACTACAAGCGGTTTTTGATTTTACTCGCTGGGCTTGACCATCGGGAGAATCTCTTCGGCACCTTCTACGACGAGCCGAAGGGCATGCGGTTCATCAGCATGTTGTTCCAGCAGAAGTACATGCGTTTCGTCTACGACGCCGAAGGCAGCGGCAAGATGCTGCCGGGCGAGGACAAGCCGGAGTTCAGCATATGGGCCAAGCAAAAGAATGCCTATTTGCAGTCCGGCTCCCGCGTCATTTGCATGTGGAGCGACGTGATGAACACGACTACGGCTCCCGGCGTCTGTAAATCGAATTACCGCAGCAACGATTACCGCGACCGCTGGCTTGCCGATCCGGCTGGTCCTTACGGTGTGAAGATCGCCTACCGGGAAGGCAAGAATATCTTTGTCAAGTGTGGCGTAAAACAAGACGTTTGGTCTCAGCGGCAGAGCGGTGTTTGGGTTGATGCCCATGTTCGGGAATTTCAAGCCAGCGTCAACCTGAGTAAGTTCACGGGCTATGGTCATACGGGTTACATTTGCTTGGATGCCGTGAAGGCGGATGAATTGGGGTGGTATGTGCACGACCGGGAAAACCGCCAGCACTTTCTCAAGTATATCCGGCTCTTCAAGACCGCCATCAAGCACCTGCTGGAGGAAGAGAAGCAGGAAGCTGCCACACGAGCGAAACTGGCGAAAGCTCTTGAAGACGGCAAGGTCGCCACGCCAAAGGAAGCCGCCAAGGCCATAGACACCGCCGTAATCGCGTGGCGGGCGGCGCACCGCGGGGAGCCGCTGGTATCGGCGGACGATCCTGTGGAATTTCCAAAGTTGCTCAACCAGATTTGGACTGTATCGCGCAACATCAGCACAATGCCCGACGCCGAAGCCGACTGGCAAATCGCCGAAAGCTGGGCCAAAGCCCAAGGGCTGGAGCCCCTGCGATTCGTCCAAAGCGGGAAGGCTCAGACGGTAGCTTTGTACTGCGCCCCGAAGGCAGAGGAAGAAGATAACCGCCTCTGGCCGATGGCATGGGTTCATCGGATTGCACTGGTGCGGCAGAAGAACAAGTTCAAGGAACAGTCCCGGCAATGGAAGCGCCTGCTGTCCGTCAATGCGACGGAAACAATCCTGCACGAGTGGTCCGGCGCAGGCGAATGGTTTGACCGCCCGACTCCAGTGGATAAGTTCTCCGAGAAGCAAGCCGCTTTTGAGCAAATCTTGAATTACGAGAAGAACTCCATGCTGTTGAAGCCTATGACGCCGGGAGTCTGGGACGACGTATACGCCCGCTGGCTCACGTTGCGGCATAGAATGCAACTCAGCGTTAACGGCAGGGTAGTGAACCCCAGTTGCTACATACCTTTCGCCTTGACGCTGAAAGAGAACAAACTGAAGTATCTTGCAGTCGGCATCTATGATGCGGCGTATTTGCTTTACCGGAATGCGCCGGACGAAGCGCGCAAGGAAAACCTGACCAAGGTGTACTCCGAGCAGTATCGTCTGACGCAGGATGCAAAGAATCGTCTCCATGGCAAGGACAAGGATTATCGCTACGACGTTTGCATTTTTACGTTCCCCATTTCCCAAGAACCGAAGGACTACGGGCTCTCTGATTTCTCGGCTAACAGCACCGAAGAACGTGAGATTGATGTGGACAGACTGGCTGCACACGTGAAAAGATTGATACGGAAGGCAAGGAAGGATTACGAGAAATCTAAATTCTGGGTACCCGGATTACGAGAGGACAAATGATGCCAGCGGAAACAATCATCACGATCAACGGTACGACATTGACTCCGGCGCAAGCCATGACTGTCCGCGTGGCGATTGGCACGCTCAGCGAAGTCCTTGCCGCTAAGATTCTCGAAAAGAATACCTCTTTGCCTCAGTCCCTAAGGGATGGGTATCAGGAACGGATCAATGAAATCTGGAAGATGATGGGGTTGCTATGAGTTACGACATCACGCATTTGGACGTGACGGATTTCGGCGAGAACCGGGAACTCGCCAAGCAGGTCGCCGAAAAGACCGTTGAGTATCTTGGTCGCATCAACCCCGTAGACAAGGGTACTATCTATGTGGAGTATTCGCAGAACGCCGACAGTTTCGACATACGGACGAGGGTTTGGCAAGATAACCTCGACATTCTTCGATGGAGCGATCAGGCGTTTTCCTTCGTTGAGGGATACAAAGCCGCCTTAGGAGTGAAATGAAGCGCAGCATGCGAATCGAACGACAGACGGACGCCCGGCTGCAAGCCGCGTATGACGATAGTCGGTTCTCGGTCGGCTTGGCGGCGGACAGCCAGCTTCGCCTGACAGACGGCGAGGAGCCTACGCCCCTGACTTTCAAGTTTTTGCTCAACGTCATATCTAGGATGGCGGAAACCGAATGAAGCAATACCCCGAAATCGCAGGCTCGGCGAAAGCTCCCCTCGGGAAGCAGTGCATCGCCTTCGTCAAATACGACGGCTCCAATCTCAGGTGGGAGTGGTCGCCGAAGCGCGGCTGGTACAAGTTCGGCACCCGCACGCAGATGTTTGACGCCAGCGATCCGCTGTTCGGGCAGGCGATACCGATCTTCCTCAACACCATGGGCGACGAGATCGCCCGGCGCTGCAAGGAGATCGAGCGGGGCGTGCAGTCCGCCATCGTGTTCACCGAGTTCCTCGGCCCGAGCACGTTCGCCGGGCGGCACGTGCAGGACGAGCCCAAGAAACTCTGGCTGTTCGACGTGAACCTCTACAAGCGGGGCATCATGCGCCCGCGGGACTTCGTGCGGAACTTCGGCGACCTGCCGTACGCCGCTCAGGTGGTCTACGAAGGCAACCTGAACAAGCAGTTCATTGAGGACGTGCATGAGGGCAAGTATCCTGTGTGGGAAGGTGTGGTCGCCAAAGGCGACGATTTCATGGTGAAGATCAAGACCAACGCCTACATGAAGAAACTTATCGAGGTCTACCATGCCGACTGGCGAACCTACTGGGAATAAGTCACGGGAAGAGCTTGAGGACATATGCCGTGGCGTGAAGTTCGACCCAGACTTGATCCGTGGCATATTCGCTCATTGGATTCCGTTTCCCGACAAAGCCTACTGCGAAAAGGTGGGCTGGGTGGTGAACCCGGACGGCACGGTAGACACACCGGGCGGATTTAGGATTCCGACTCGCGAGCTTTGTGAAGAGAAGGAACTTGAGGAGTTGTACAAATTGGAGTAATTTACGCTGAATGGAAAAGACACTCAAAATTCTTGAGGGGATTCTGGAGCAGCACGCATCTCGCAGGAATGCAATGCACGTTCCGTTCTGCGGGCCGATGGATTTGGACGAGGACGGTGAGTTCATTTGGAGGCCTTGTGGATGCGACGACTGCGCTGCTTTGACGAAGGCGGTCAAGCGGTTGAAGAAAGCGATGGGAATAAATGCCTAAGCGAGCATTCGGAGTTTGTCCAGACTGCGGGCGCTTCATCGCAAAGCGCGGCGGGAAATTGCGTGTTCATTTTCCATCAGAGAGAAAACGGGGCGACCTTCGGCCGGAGGGAGAAGAGTTGTGCATCGGAAGTGGCAAGAGGGTAAAGACCCATCAATATGACTGAGACGTTCAAGCCGAAGCGCAGGTACCGAGTGCGCAAGCACCTCAAGGACCCGAACCTGTGCGAAGTCTGTACTGAAGGCTACGGCCCTGCGTGGGGCGACTCCCTCGGGAACCGCTATGACGAAGTGGCGGAACTGTACCTCAAGCTACTCCGGGCTTTTTCGCCTCCCGTTGACCACGATGACAAAGCAGGCGATCCTATGGTCCCGGTGCTCCCGAACACCGGGTCGTTCTACCCCAAAGGGACATTCAGCACGTTCCACCTCATGACGCCGGAGCAGCGGGCGCTAGTCAACGAATTCTACATAGCGGTTGGAAACGCGATCGCGACGGCGTACAACAGGGGGCTGGACCACGGTCAGGACTTGCTCGGCCAGCTTGCACGGGCAGAGATCAGCATCGGGGACTTCGAGCAGCCCCACAAGCGGTGCAAGCACTGCGGGACTCGGGTGCCCACGGGGAACAGGAATTGCCCGAATTGCGGAGAGGAACAATGAAACCTCGGAAAAAACCCGCGAGCGCGGCACGGCTAAAAGAGATCAAGAAGCTTGTCGCCGAGGGCCGGGTAGTCGTTGACATACCGACCATGCTTGAAATACCCATCAAAGTCGGCAAGTGGGAGTTCGCCGCCTGCACGCTCGGGAGCACGTTCAAGCACGATCGCGGAGAGGGATTCGAGATCAAGTGGGCCATCAAGGGGTTCGGCTTTGGGGTTTTGACATTTGTCCGGCGGCCGGATGGAAAAGTTGAGTGCGACAACGAGTGCATGAGCCGCGAATTCGTGCAGGCTTGCATGACGGCGTTCGTCCTGCGATGCAAGCTTTATGACGAAAAGGTCCAATGAGCTATGTTCAAGCCGGAGTTTATGCTATCATAAGACAGGAGATGAAGCATGAAAGCCATATCTAGCAAGAAGCTGGTGCGGGGCAAGAACTACCGCATGGTGCACAGCCGCTTCGGCACGGCGGTTGTCGAGTGCTTGAAGCCAGCCGAAGACGGCGGGCTGTTCCTCATCAAGGAGGGGACTCTCCGCGGGATCAACGTGGAATACCAGCCGGGCGAACAGATCACGACGATCAACAGCTTGGCCGCTTTCTACCGACCGTCAAAGACGACGGCGAAGAACGTCCGGCACAAGGCGGTCAAGAAATTCGTCCCCATGCAGCAATTCGGGGCGGACCATTGGTCAACCTTCGTCTACATTGAGACTCGCTGCGTGGACCACGGTGGCAAGCCGGACAAGCGCCAGATGCGCTGCAACCCCATGCTCCATCCGTACCTTGCCCATGAGGGCAGCACCGGGGAATATCCCACCCGCTACAAGTTCGGCGAACTGAAGGACCACGACGACTGGGATTGCTGCGATGATCTGGAAGCTGCGGGACTCGTCTCGTCTGTGGGCACGGGGATCAACCCGCAGTACAAATTGACTGCTCTCGGCTGGCAGGTGGTTTCCCTCCTCCGGCAGCACAGGGCCAACGGCGGGAAGATCGCGGAGTTCGAGTACAACGCCTAAGGGGGGCAAATGAAAGCACGCCTATCCGCACTGGAAAAGAGCCACCTCGTGACTCTTGTCAGGAAATCAGTTTCAGCGGCATACACGCACCAAGCCAGAACCACGGAAGATTTCAAAGCGTTGGCCCGGCTGGTAAAGCTGGGCTACATCAAAGTCGCAACGACCTCCGAGGGCAGTTGGTATGCGACGGAGCGCGGCAAGAAGTTCTGCCGAAAGGGCGAGAACATGTTCTCGCGGGAGCAGATCGCCATTCTCCGCATGCGGATCAAGTCTGGCAAGCACTGGGTGCCGAAACCAAGTGATTTGATCTACACGCAGACTTGCCTCTACTTGGACCATGGCGAGGACGATGTCATCGGCGGCTTGGCGCAGGTTACCCGCGTGTACCGGAGCATGAGCGGCGGCGATCCCCGTTGCGTTTTTCTTGAAGTCGCCCAGCACGACCATGGTGGCAACTGGACGCAGTTCCTTTACGAGGACCAGAAGGAACTGATGGAGGCGTTCGGGACTCAGGTAAGTTTCCCGGACCCGGACGTTAGGCCGTCATCTAATGAAGGGTGGCGCTGATGCACACGTTCACTGGCAAGGCCACGATCTTCAACCATAACCAAGACCTGAGCGGCGATGTATACGTTAAGGACATGAGAACAGGCAACGAGGTCCGAGTCCCCGGCAGGGACATCCTCGACTTCGTCGCCAGCTACGTCAGCGGCGAGCGGATCAGCAGGCTGGAGCAGGCCGAGACCGCGGAAATCTTGGGTGTCGAAAGGATTCCGGAAGAATGAGCGGGAAACCCAAGCCGCCTCGTCCCCCGATGGGATTCCACAAGACCGAAACCGTGTTGGACTTCGATGCCGAGATCGAGTTCATCAAGAACTTGGATGCGCACGCCGCAGGGAAATGCGACCCCAAAAAGTGTGTATTCTGTATGCCGAGAAAAGAGAAATAAGTGGCCCCTCTAAAGATCGGCTTCCATCCGGGCTACGAGCGCAACGGCATCTACACGGTGGAGGCCGTACTGTCGCAGCTTGGTAACGCTTGGGCGATGTTTGATGGCGACATAATCCCGGTCATCTCCCTGCGGTACCAGATTTTCGCCCGGTCGTTGGTCTGCGTAAGTTGCGGGCTCGAAGGAAAATACTTCGCCAAGGAACGCAGCGCTAAGAAACTCAAGGACGGTTCGGGCTTCAAGGCTACTGCCAAGACTTGGCATTTCAATCTTTATGCGGTGCGGGCGGATGGCCGGGAAATCCTCATGACGAAAGATCACGTTCTTCCGAGATCAAAGGGTGGGCCGGACAGCCTTGAGAACCTACAAACCATGTGTGCTCCATGCAATTGCTGGAAACAGGACAGTCGCCACTATCAGGCGAGGCTCCCGTTTGAGGCCCGCATAGAAAATTCCTGATAAAATTGACAATTCAGTATTAAGTCTTATGATCTGGTTCGCCAATTTTGTGCTCATTCTGTGCTACGTCCTTCTCGGACGGCAGTACCTCAGGGCCGGATGGGCCGCAAGCATCGTAGGAAATTGCATTTGGGCGGTCATGATGCTGCGCATGCACCGCTTTGATCTTGCATTTTTGCCAGCAACATTCACAATACTAGCAGGGTGTAATCTATGGTTCCTCGTCAAGCGCCAGAAATCTACGAACTGATCGTCCAAAACACCGACTATCCGTACTTGGGCGAAACCGTCCACCTCTTCATCGGCGGGTCCGCAGCGCACGGCGTGAAGCTAGAAAACAAAAGCGATTTCGACCTGCTTGGCGTATACGTCCCGCCGCTGGAAGAGATCGTCGGCGTCCGCGGCGTGGACGAGCACTGGGTCTGGAGCACGGCGGGAGACAAGGTGCGCAACAATGCGGGGGACATCGACATGAACATGTACTCCCTCCGCAAGTGGGCGAAGATGGCAACATCCGGCAACCCGAGCGCCATCGAGTTCATGTTCGTAAACAACCTCGCACCCAAGAGCGACATCTGGGAGCACTTCGTCACGCCGAATATCCCCGTGTTCCTGAGTTCCCACGCCGGGCTGCATTTCCAAAAGTTCTGCGAGCACATGCTCCGCACGCTCAAGGGCGAGGGGCAGGGCAAGCGGGGGAAGCGGCTGGATTTGATCGCCGAGTTTGGCTACGATACTAAGGCGGCCATGCATCTGGTCCGCGTGCTCAACGAGGGCATTGAGCTTATGCAGACGGGCAGGATCACGCTACCCCGCCCCGAAAGGGAGCACCTGATTGACATCCGGAAGGGTAAAGCCGGAACCCTGAGGGACATTGAAGAGATCGCACAGGAACTTTTCACCCGACTCGAAGCTGCCCGGCTGGCTTCCGGCTTGCCCCCAGCGGTTGATCTCGGCAAGGTCAGTGACATCGTGACCGCCGCGCAGGAGACGGTCTGGAACCAAAGCAATGCGGTCTTGCGGATTATCAGCAAGGCGTTCTCCGCGTCAACATGGTGGATATCGGAGCACTGCAAAGCGAATCCGGGAGCCATCAAGGAATGGGAAGACCAAAAATGGGTCGAGCGGGAGATGGTCAAGGTGGCCATGGAGCTTTACGAGAAGGAAAAGGCTGATGCCAAAGAAAAAAGCTAAGCCGATAGGTGTTTGTACCCACGTTCCAACTGGTCCCGAGCCTTGGCTCGGCGTGGCGGTTGGCGGCGTAGAGAAAGACCTTACGGACTGGGCCAACGACCCCGCGTCCTCGGCGAACACCGAAGACCCGGTGGATTCGCTGGAGGAAGAGATTCGAAACCTTCCGCATTACAGCGCCAAAGTCCTCGCGTCGGCTGGCATCCACGCGACAAGCTGTGTCACCGAAGAAGACGTGATGCGTGCCATCCGGCACTACAGGGCAAAGATTTGGGAACTCAAAGAAATGAGAACCCGAGGAGAAGAATGATGAATTTCAAAACATGGACACCGTATTGCGCGCTACTTGCTGTCATCCTGCTGGGGAGTTCGCTGCTTCTTTTTGGGCAACAGGACACGGATTTTGCACTGCTGGGTCCGGACCTGATCGCTGCCCAAGCCAAGATGGCTGGCGAGTGGAATCTGGCTTTCTGCGGAAACCCCGACACTGAGGGTGGGCGATACAGCTTGTCAGTGACAGACGATGTTATCACCGCAAAGTACGAGCAAAGTTTGTCAGCCCTTTACGGGGTGGGGTTGCGAAAAGAGCGTCGCCATAAGAGCGCCGGATTCAAGTATGCATTCAAGCAAGGCGACCGCCTGCCCTATGGCGACCAAGAGGTGGACATCCTTACTTTTGTGCGCGTGTCAAGCGGTAAAAACGGATTGACATCAGAACTCAAGCTGCTTCTTACTCCCGATGGGAAAATCAAGGGAAACTTTGATGTGACCGATGCAAACGACAAAACAGAGAGCATGCTTGTTTTCGGACAACGCGGGGATCAAAAGTCTCTGGCGGCGTTTGTTGCCCATGCACAAGAAACGTGCCATGCCGTGCATGTGCTCGCCTTGAGAGACAACGATCAAGAGTGACAGAGGGAAAAACAATGAAAGAGGGCGTTGATGTGAGGGAAGCGACCCACGTGAAGGTCGGGGGCCGCGTGGAGAGAATCGTCTCCAAGAGTGGCATCGGCCCGAACGGGGAACTAGCACCACCGTCGCAAGGCGGATTCAGCGTCGTCACGGAGAGCGGACAGCACGTCTCGATGTGGGACGCGCAGTCCTACTTGAAAGAGGAATAGCCGTGGATAAAGACGACGCAAAGACAATCCTGAAAGGATTCCTTATCTTGGCGGGGATAGTCCTGTACATCATTCTTATGCCCATGGCCTGTACTTCTCCCGTCACAGCACAGAAAACCTTGGAAGACAACGGCTACACGCATGTGCAGACAACGGGATACCGCTGGTTCACCTGTGACAACCATGATCTGTTCAGCACAGGCTTCACGGCGGTGTCTCCCTCGGGAAAGCCTGTGAGCGGCGCGGTCTGCTCCGGGCTCTTCAAGGGAAATACGATTCGGTTCGATTAGGATGGCAAGCATGGATTGGGAAGAATTCGAGAAGCGGTTCTGTTGGTCAATAGATAAAGAACGCAGAGCTAAAACTTACAAAGCGTTGCAATATTTTGCGGCGAGAGTGCCCGGTGGTGTCTTGGATGAATTAAATGTAGATATTCTCGCACCCAGCAATGTATCGGGTTCTGCTTGGCAAAGCGGAGGAACCAACCGCTGGCACATCTACTTAGACCCCATCCTTGAAACCGATCCGCAGGAACGAGTAAACTACACAGTAGCGCACGAATTTGCTCACGTTGCTCTGAGACACGCCGGACCAATCGATATGGCTAAAGAGATGCCTCACTACGAAGAGCGGCCCGATGAATGGGAGGCTAATCGACTTGCAAGGTCTTGGGGCTTTTATGACCCGGATAAGAAACGTGAGTATCGATTCTGGCCACGGGAGCCCCACAGTCTATGGGAGTAGGGGTCTGCGAGCTTTGCGAGATGGACGGGATGCGGCTGACCGACCACCACCTGATCCCGCGGATGCGGCACAATCGGAAGGTGAAGCGGGACTTTGGGGACGAGCGGAAAAAGACCGCCGACATGTGCCGCCCGTGCCACAACCAGCTTCACGCCCTTTTCAGTGAAAAAGAGCTTGAACGGGAGTACAATACCATTGAGAAGCTGAAGGCGCACCCGGCTGTGCGGAAGTGGATCGAGTGGAAGCGCAAGCGTCCGCATCTTGGGGAGGCGAAGATATTATGAACGACGAGCACATAGACCTCGACGTGCGGGGCAGGCAAGAGGCACACTTGCTGGAGCGCTGCCAGTGCGGTCAGGAGTACATCACGGATTTGCACCTCCGGCACGAGTGCCCCGATTGCCTGATGAAGCGGTTCTATCCACCTAATGGGATCAAGCCGGAGCCGCTTTTTATCAAGATTCGCAAGCTCTGGTATAAGATTGTAGATGTATGAGCATCTTCGACATATTCGACCCGCTGGTGGACAACGAGCCCGTCAGGTCCGAGAGGCCACTCGGCGACACATCGCTGATGCTTGGCATGGATGTGCCGCTCTGCGAGAAATGTGAAGCTCCCATGGAGCCTCGGGTGTTCTTCGGGCATGTCTATGGCTGGCGCTGCTCGGAGTGCAATCCCCTCGAAGAGAAGCATTGGAGCAATAAGAAATGAGCACCAAACCACAGAAAAAAGAGTCAGTAATTCCCGATTCAAAGCTCAAGCGATTGCTGGCGTTCGACGCTTTGGACACGGCAGAAAAAATTACCGGGAAGGACTCCCACGACGACGAATCTACCGTCTGGCTGGGGATGGCTCTGATGCACGAAAATGGCAGGCACAGGAAGGCGGGGCTTCAGGAACGCAACGATTCCTACTGGGCCATGCCGCTTAAGGAATATTTCGAGGTCATCGAGGCGGAGGGATTCAAGCAGGTTCTAGCCCTCCCCTTCGTCGGCAAAAGCAGGAGAGAGCCAGACGTAAATGAAACCCTCTATGTTTTCTGGAAAGCCGATGAGGGGCTGCTCCTGAAATTCGACACCTATTACGGCAAGCTGAACGGCGGCACCTGCTATTTCAATCTCCACGTTGGTACGGGAGTTCTCATTCCTGTCGGGTATTCCGGCCATTGGCGCGATGACACTCTGATCGCCGACATTGACGCCCGCGAAGCCTTCCGGTTCCACTTGCAGCAGTTCCGCGAGGTCGGCCCGTTCCTGCCCGTATGGAAGGAGCAGCCTTGGGTGTACCTCACCCACTATATGGATTATCGGGACGAGAGCGGAGAGAGCATTCCGTACGTTTATTCCGCGAATCCCTCCCGTTCGGAAATCGTCACGCGGGAGCGAATTGCTTTGCTTCCCGCCGAAGTTCAGGAAGCCATCAAAGGCGAGGAAAAAGAACATGGGAAAACTGAGGGATAGTCTGAGAAGGGCTGAAGCAAACGGCATGATGGTCGCTGTGAGCCCGACCCTCATGAGAGCGGAAGAGAGGATCGAGGACGAAGCCCAGCCGTTCATCGAGGCGATCCGTTCGGGCCAAGAGAAGGCGGAGGATGTTTGCACTTGGTTGCGCTCCGGTCGGCCGCGGAAATTGTCCCGATGGCAAGCCGAGGAGATGGCCGAGTACATTGAGTCGGAGACCAAGGAGAGGTAATGGCGAAAGAAACAGCAAAGAAAAGCCACAGGGAAAGGAAAGACCCCGGCATGGCGGATAAGTTCGCAAAGCAACGCAGAGAGACGAATGCTCTCCGGCCCAAGCAGCGCTGGGTCGGCGGGACGTGCGCCGAGGGCGGGCACTGGGAAAGGATGGAAAAATGAGCGGAGCGGCAAGGGAAGGCTGGAACGTTTTCAGCAAATGGGGACGACAGGTGCTCTGGTCCCGAGTAAGGAACCCACGAAGATGGAAAGAGATTTGGCGAAGCCGCGAATATTTGCTCAAGGATTCCTTTGGCATCTTCGTCTGCCATGCGGTCGGCCACAGCCAGCAAACTTTTTGGGCTCCTCAGTGTGAGATCGAATCGCAAATATGCCAGCGCTGTTTCCAGCCGACCGGGGAATTCCGTCAGTGGAAGCAATGAAGACGTGCAAGGACTTCAAGTACACCGGAGTAAAGTGCTGCCCCGGCTGCCACTACGAGAACGAGGCGGAGGACTTGCAGCGTCCCCTGATGACTATTAAAATCAACGGTGAGTGGGCTTACGTGTGCTGCGAACTTGCGGAGTTTTTCTATCCCGACAGTTCGTGGGTGAACGCGAGCAACATCGGAGCGACAGATGATTAAACGATTACTTGACTGGCTCAAAGCGGCGCTGGTGCCCGACGTGCCGGAGCAGGCCGATGCCAATCCGAACTGCATGGGGCACGGCACGAACAACGTCCCCGGCTGCATCTGCCGCCTGCTTTACTACCAATGGCTGAGCCACGACTAGCGGAAAACCCATTGAAACTGCTGGTTTTAGCCCTAGTCCGACCTTTCTTGAAATATTTTCGACAATTCCTATTGATTTTCCCGCTGTCTGGTGTATTATGTAGATGCGCAGTATTGTGGTTAAGAACATGACCTTCAGGAAATCCAATTCGACGAGAGCCGCCCGAAAGCATCAGGGCGACGGCCAGCGGTGGAATACCGCGGCGGGTCCGTTCTTCGATGGAGTGATCGTAACGTAGATCAAATCTCCAATCCAAGAATTCCAGACCCGCTGACCGAGAAGGTTCGGCGGGTTTTTTGTTTTAGGGGAGTCGTCCAGCGGCTAGGACTCTGGTCTCCAAAACCAGCTACGGGGGTTCGAGTCCCTCCTCCCCTGCCAAGTTTAAGTCGTACCCGTGAGTCAGCCGGGCACGCAGAGTGTGACGGTGATGACTGTTGGGATGTCTTCCCGGTCTGTGAAACCGTGGTCTCGCGGGTTCGATTCCCGCCCGTCACCCCAGTTTTTGTAGTGGTGGGAGTAGCTCAACTGGTGGAGCGTCGGTCTGTGGCACCGAAGGATGTGAGTTCGAACCTCATCTCCCACCCCAAGGTTTTGGGCCAGCACAAGCATTTTATGCTGGGCCGTTACAAGCAGATTACGCGCCCGTCGTTCAACGGATCAGGATGTTGCGCTACGAACGCAAAGACTGGGGGTTCGAATCCCTCCGGGCGCACCAGATTAGGGCCAGAAATGCGGGTAAAAATCCCGCCCTCCCCACCAAGTCGGGAGGTCGTCTAACGATCAAGTACACTGGCCCAAGAGTTTGACCCTGTAGCTCAGTTGGATTTAGAGCGCTTCCATCCGAAGGAAGAGGTCGTGGGTTCGAGTCCCACTAGGGTCACCAGATTTGCGGGTGTGACGGCAATGGACGCCACGGGCGCTACGAACGCCTAGCCCTTCGGGGAATGCAGGTTCGAGTCCTGTCACCCGTTCCAGTTTTGGGAGATGGCGCAATTGGTAGCGCAGGCGGCTCTGATCCGCAAGGTTGCAGGTTCGAGTCCTGCTCTCCCAGCCAAGTTTTGGGGCGTGGTCCAACTGGCAGGACGCTCGGTTGTTACCCGAGACGGTGTAGGTTCAAATCCTACCGCCCCAGCCAAGTTTGAAGGGAGACTATGGGTACGGTCATCGCGGTTATAGGAAGCTTTGTTTTGGGCGCTGTCATGGACCACTTCTTGGAAGCGCGAAGCGCCAAGGCCATAACGGCGGCGATCAAGCATTTGGAAGATAGCGTTGTGGCGGAGATACGGAAGTTGCGGTAAAGAGTTTCAGTTCCTCGGTAGCTCAGCGGTAGAGCGGTCGGCTGTTAACCGAATGGTCGGGGGTTCGATCCCCTCCCGAGGAGCCAGATTTTGGGTCCGTAATTCAGCGGCGAGAAGACATCCCTCTTAAGGATGGAACCCGAGTTCGAGTCTCGGCAGACCCACCAAGTTTCCCGACGAAGGTCGGGAATGTGGTACTGTAGTAAAGTGCGCTCGTAGCTCAATTGGTAGAGCAGGGGCCTCTTAAGCCCAAGGTCGAGAGTTCGACTCTCTCCGGGCGCACCAAGTCTGAGGATTGGAAAGGAGATATGCAACGGCACTTTTATACGGTCTATAAGACAACAAATCTTGTGAACAGTAGATACTACTTTGGTGTCCACAAGACACGAAGTCCTTATGACGATTATCTTGGATCGGGAACGTATATCAGGCGAGCCGTTGCGAAGTATGGGGAACAAAACTTCCGCAAGGAGGTGCTGTTTATCTACCTTGACCCGGAGTCGGCCTTTGGGAAGGAAGACGAATTGATCCAGTGCTGCCGCGGACGCGATCCGCTGTGCATGAATTTGAATAAAGGCGGACACGGCGGTTGGGACTATGTTCGAGAGGTGGGACTCCACCGCAGTAATACCAAGTTGACAGATGAGCAAGTTGTTGTAATTCGTCAAAAAGCAAGTAAGGGTGCAACAGTAAGGCAGCTACGTGAAGAATTCGGGGTTAGCAAGCGAACGATTAGGGACATTGCTCATGGACGAGGGCGTAAAAGTATTACAGGAGGAACACCCGCTGTCTCTAAGTTGCGGCAGGTTTTTGGGCATTCCGCGTGGAATAAAGGTAAGAAAATGCCGAAATCAACACGCTTAAAGTTGTCTAATGCCCACAAGAAGTGGGCTACGGAATTCCCTAATAAGTGGGTGCATAGGGGCTCTGTAACAAAGACTGTAGTTTTATCAAGACTTTCGGAGTTTTTAGCCGAGGGGTGGAAGTTAGGAAGGAAATAAAATGTCGTGTGACACACTAGTGCTTGACATGACGGGGATGCCCATCGGCTTCGTCGGCTGGCAGAAGGCCGTGAAGCTGATCTGGGAGGACCGCGCAACGATCCTCGGGGAGGACGAAGAGCGCATCCTTCACTCTCCGTCGTTCGAGATGAACATGCCGACTGTCATTCGCGCCAAGAACTGGGTGCGTCGTCGCCGGAAGACAGCGGTCCCATTCTCCCGCCGCAACGTTGCGATTCGGGACAACAGCGAGTGTCAGTACTGCGGCAAGCTGCTTCATCTGCCGGAGTACACTTTGGACCACGTGGTTCCGCGATGCCTCGGCGGTACGTCGAAGTGGACGAACCTCGTGCTGTCATGCATCAGGTGCAACAAGCACAAGTCCGGAAACATTCCGGAGCAGGCAGGCATGCATTTGCGCAGGACGCCGTTCGAGCCCAAGCCGGACGACCCGAAGTACAACTTCAAGCTCCGGATCAAGAAGATGCATCCGACTTGGAAGCCATGGGTGGACGGCGGCTGGCTGTACTGGAATATTGAGTTGGATAAGTAGCTTGATGTTCCATACCGTTTACAAGACGACGAATCTAGTGAACGGTAAGTACTACTTCGGGTATCACAAAACGAAGAACCCGTCCGACACTTATCTAGGCTCTGGAACGTATATCGAGAGAGCCGTGAGAAAGTACGGACGGGTCAACTTCAAGAAAGAAGTCTTGTTTATCTGCCCGGATGCCGAATCGGCCTTTGGGAAGGAAAAAGAATTGATTGCGGCGTTTATAGCCGACCCTTTTTGCATGAATTTGCGGGAGGGGGAAAACGGCAAAATGCCCAAGGGTTTCGGCGAGATTCAGCGGCAACTGAAGTTGGGTAAAAAGCGCCCAACGCATGTGGGACAAGCGGTCGCCGCAGCAAATCGTAACCGTCGTGGTTGGAGACACGCGGCAGAAGTTCGTGCCAAAATTGCGGCTACGGAGAAACGCACTAAAGCGGCAAATCCGCCGAAAGCATGGAACAAAGGTAAAGCATGGTCTGAGGTTGTAAAACAGCGGATCAGTGAAGGAATGAGAAATCATGACCTATCAGATAGAGGACTCATTTAACGGTTGGAATGGGAATACCAGTATTCGGCTCACAAATGGGCAAGTCTGGAAACAGTATGCTTATCACTACGAGTATCGATACGCTTATCGTCCGTATGTGAAGATTGAAGGTAGCGACGGATACGGGGCGTATTCTGATCTAACGGTTGATGGATGCTCGCCAGTTCGTTGTTGCAGAATTGAGTAGGTCGATGTTCATGAGATCGGCTCAACAGAAGGTCTGAGTTGAGCCGGACCATCGGGATCGCCGCCCGGCGAGGACGATGGCTAGGACGGGGGAGGGCATTGTGGAGGCCCTCCCCCGTATGGAATTCGTCGGGGCTCTCGGGCTCCGGCTAAAGCCCGAGGCGCTTAGTACAGGCGTTTGGGCGGGGAAGCTCTCTTGTCCCTTCTCCTGCGGTTGAGAGTCCGTGGCCACGGATCGCAGGATTCTCGGTTTTGTGTGAATTTGCCGTTGCTGGCTCAGTAGCGTTGACGGGCGGATGTTGAGCCCTCACTGAACGCGAGAGAGTGTAAGAACGACTTTGCGCTCGTTAGCAACGGCTTCATGGCTCCATCGTTCAATGGAGAGGACGCTAGTTTCCTAAACTTGAAATCCCGGTTCGAGTCCGGGTGGGGCCACCAGATTTGGAGAACGGATATGAAGCTTCATTGGTTTGCTGGGTGGACGCCGTGGAGCCCGTGCCCTTGGTGGTTTTCGTTTCATGGCGCTCCGCTGATCTCGCCCAGTTTCGAAGGGCGAGCATGGAGCGTGGGAGCTTTAACCATCGGCTGGAAAAGAGCCGTACCATCGAAATAAGTTTCTGCTGCTTTGTCGTCTAATTGGCAGGACACATGCCTCTGGAGCATGTTATGGTGGTTCGAGTCCACCCGAAGCAGCCAAATTTATGACGAAGTTCGAACAAGTCGTTACGACCGCCCGCAAGAACGGAAAGACGAGAATGTCGCAGGCGTACTTCGATCTGATGCTCAAAGGCATGCAGATGCCGGAAGCGCGGCGGGGCATGAAACAGGCATTCGATGCAACGCCCGAAGAGCTTGGTAAAGCAGCAGTAAAGTACGCAAGGAAGAAGTAATGCAGACTCTAGCACAACTCGGTGCCGCAATAGGACTCGTCGTGGTCCTGTGGCTCTTCTATGTCGGGTTGATCCTTCTTCCCGATTACCTCAGACGAAAACGTTGATCCCACCTTTGGGCGTGTAGAAACGCGGTCTTCTAAACCGTAGCCTTTAACTGGACTGAAAATGCGGGTTCGAGTCCCGCCACGCCCCCCACTTTCCCCCTCGTAGCTCAATGGCAGAGCACACGCCTTTTAAGCGTTGGGGTTGCGAGTTCGAGTCTCGCTGAGGGGACCATGGGACCGTAATTCAACGGTTAGAAGACCTGCCCTTTAAGCAGGGAATGGGGGTTCAAGTCCCTCCGGTCCCACCAAACTTCGTTCTTCTCTCTCGATCCAAGCTTGAATACGTTGGGATTCTGGCTTCATGAGTATTAATACCGTATGAGTATCAATTTGCATAACGCCCAATCCAAGGCCACCTACATTCCCGAAACGAATACGCGTGGAGCCCTTGATGATTTGATCTCCGCGATCAAAAAGATTGAAAACCGCTTAGGGAACATCGAAAGGCGCTTGAGTAGCACAGAGCAAAAACTTCGAGGACTACGATAAAGAAAGCCCGTTTGAGTAACAGACGGCGGGCGGCGTCCGTCAGAATTGTCTGATCGTCATCGTGCTACGAGGAGTGCCAAAGCGATGATAGCAATCACCGCAATGATGACTGCGCTGTTAAGGCGAAATCTCATGGGAGTTCCCTCCATGAAGTGAATTGACGTGCGAACGGCTGGGGGTGCCCGCTTACTCATGGAAATTTTTCAGCTAGGCCTACGTCCCACAACCTCTGGGCAACGTCGAAGCGCCTTCCAGCGCCTCTAATGATGACGTTAGGAAGCTGGGAAATGAAGTTTTTCACTGCCGATCCGTTAATTTCCAGTATTAGGTTTCATGTTCCAGCTTCCCGAATTGCCCGAATGCCCCTACCACGGGCACGATCCTTCCCAGCCCCTCGCGGGCTGCCACATCTGCTGGCAGCGGTTCTACATCCCCTTCGAGCACGGCCCGAAGCTTCGGCAGATTGAATTCGCGGTCAACGACTATATCAGCCGCGTGGAGACGGCGAAGCGCCTTATCGTTTTACAGGCAGAAGGCTTCGAGACCGAGAAGCAACCCCCCGTCAATACCAAAGTGCTGTTCGCCCTGCCGAGCGGCGAGCGGTCGGTCGGCCGCTTTATTGACGACGGCATGGACGGGGTGTATCCTGTAATGGACAACGAATCGCAGTCACCCATTAACGCATGGTCCGGCTGGAGGCTCGAATGATTACCATCAACGTCAACGACAATGTCTGGGTGAAGCTGACCCCGGCAGGCGAGGCACTGTGGGCCGAGTACTGGAAGGCGACGGAGCCCGCCGACGTGCCAAAAAGCATCCGCAAGTCGCAGACCGAAGCGGACGGATGGATACGGTTCCAGTTGCATGAACTCATGCAGATTTTCGGCAAGGCGATGTACAACGGCAATATGCATCTGCCGTTTGAAACAGAAATCAGGCTGACCCAGCCATGCTGACGGGACGATTAAGCGACTTGGTGAAAAGCATCGAGGAGTCGGCGAAGGAGACCACCCGGCTGATAGCACTGCGGGAACAGCGGCGGGCCGATCCGAGTTACCGAGGCTGCGAGTTTTGCTTCGGCACGGGAATAGGGCGAATCGACGACAGTCCGGCCGTTCCCTGCCCGGAGCACAACGGATTGTGCGGAGCGTGACATGAGCCCCACATCGCAATACGACGAGCAGCTTGGCTGGGTTCCGGCGATCCCCGAGCCCTTCTGGTACAAAGGCTGGCGCTCGTGGTTCCGGTGGCGTCCGGCCTGTTACCAGTGCACGGGTAAGGAGCCGCCATTGCTGTTCAAGACCCGAAGGGAATGGGACACGCACTGGGTTCTGACTCATCTTCAGGAGGATGGGGAATGAGCCAATGAGATACCACATCGTTGATCCACATTGCAGTGTCGCCGGGGGCGAGGACTTTGGGGCCGTGGACACCCGCGAGGACGCTGAGAAGATCATTGCCGACCGGATCGCCGGGGGCGACGAGGGCGGCTGCCGCTGCCAGCGGGGCTACTTGATCCAGACCTGCGAGGAGCGCATCAAGAACAACCTCGGCTGGCGCGAACGGCAAGAGCGGGACATGGAATTGTATTCCACTGGGTACCTGAACCTAAATCCCTACCGCCCAAGGGACGGCGTGAAGCGGGAGCTTACGCCTGAGGAGCTTGCCGCCCACAAGTGCTACGATTACCAGCCCAAGCGGTTCCACGAACTGATGGAAGAGACTCGGGAAAAGATGTTTTCGCAAGTGCCTGAGATCGTGCCCAAGATCATCGAGACACCGGAGGGGGAAGAATGAAAGGCGTTGTTCTAGGAATTTTTATTGGTTTCGGAATCATCGCGCTGGCATTCATGCCGCTGCCCATATCGAGGAAAGCCACCGTCCAAGCGCAGTCTAAGGTGCCGTCCGCCGCGCCTCCGGCCCAGCAGCAGGCGGAGCAAAAGAAGTCCGAACACGGGCGGCAATTCTATGGCCGGACATTCTACGAGGGTGTCATCACGTCTGTCTACTACTATCCCGAGGGGCCGGATGCCAACCACTCGGCCGCCCAGACTCACATCAAATTTGACCATGATGACAATCTGGATGTCTGGTTCTGCGGGGACCAGCGGGCGCGGATCAAGCCCGGCCCCGGAAAGCGCCGTATTATGCTGTCATACGAGCCCAGCACTGATTGCGTAACCAACTGGGAATTTGCGCGATAGTTGAAACCGTCTTTGATTTGCCATTCGTCTAACACAACGAACCTTGCGAATACGGGTTTATTAGATAGCGAGGAACATCCATGAGATACTTTATCGGTCTATTGGTTCTTTTCTTCAGTTTTGTTGGCCTTTCTGTAGCTCAGCATCCGAGCGGTGGAGGCGGCGGTTCCCACGGCGGGGGTGGCGGAGGCTCTTCCCATGGGAGTGTTAGCGGAGGCCACAGCGGTGGAAGCAGCCACGGGAGCGCCAGCAAAGGCTCCTCCCACAAGGGCGGTAGCCGCGGAGCGGCCTCGCACGGCAATCAGGGGCATCAACCGCGAGTAACCGACCGAGGGCATTTCACGGGCGACCAAGGGCGTCACACGAGTGCCAACGACCGCAGCCACTTCGACGGGCGTCATTTCGACCGTGGCTGGCACAATGACCATTTTGGATATGGGCACCGTTTCCGCTTCGGACCCCGCATGTGGTATGGCTCCGGCTGGCGCTTCTGGTACGGCGGCTTCTGGTTCAACATGTATGACCCGTGGTTTGACGACTGGGGCTGGGACGACGATGTCTATATCGACTACGACACCGACACGGACTGCTACTTCCTGTACAACTACCACCATCCCGGATTTAGAATCCGCCTCGGCGTAGTGTTCTAAGGCCTTGCCTGCCGCACTGAAAAGGCCTAAAACCTTTGTGCGAAATCTAGCGGTTGTTTCGCGTCGCAGGCATAATTTTCTGGACGTTCGATTCCGGTCTGGTATTATCCAGATATGGACGAAATCAAGCAAATCAGCATCGTCAACTCCGAGTACGGCAAGCCTTTCAACCTTTACGTCCGCTCAGATCGCCTCAAGGCGTTCTATCGGTTCATGATCAATGAGCGCCATCCTGAGTACAAATCCAACCCCATGCCCGGCGTAAGCTGGGCTGCGGTGATGGGATTGGATGCGGTCTTTGCTCGCCGCCCCAAGAAATTTCCCGTCAATGACATCCTGCTTTGGCTGTCAAACGACTGCATCCCCCACTCGGATTTTCCAAGAATCACCAAAGACGAGGTTGAGTACGCCCTTGAGCGTTTCTCCGCGGTGTACCCTCCGGACGCCTCGGAGGACGCATGATGAACTTTCACGACGAGATATACGCGATCCACAGCAATTGGGCCAGCGGGCGGATCACGAAGCGCACCGCCATCATTGAGTTTGAGGCGCTGCTGCGGGAGCATCACATGCTCCCGAAAGATCACCTACTTGATCCGGACCTTTCCAACGAAAACTTTCTGTCCCTGCTCAACCATTCGTTCGCCCTGACGGAGGAGTCCCTTGCATGGCTGGAACAGCAGACCGATGCGTTCTTTGCTGAGCATCCCGTCACGGAGTCCCGGTGCCCCATATGCAACCAGCGGGTCACCGGGGGACTGTACAAGCAGGTCGGTGTACAGGAGGAGGACGACGGGGACCAGATTATCCCGCGGGAAATCTTTGACCTGCCTTCGCCCCGATGCGCGGCCTGCGCACAGGCTTACTTGGACGAGCGTGTGTTCAAAACCAAGAGTCCCCAAGTCCCTGATACGGGCGAGGTTCCGATGAGTAAAGAAGAGGCCTCGTGGTTTGCTTCGTTGGAAAAACAAATGAAAGAGCCCAACGGCAAGAAGTAAGGAAAACCTCAGTATTGACCAGTATATGAAGCGAGCCACCGCAACGGCAAAAGTCTGGTTGGATGGAAAGCCCGTGGTCTTGAGCGGCACATTGCAGCCGCTCCAAGACGGCATTCAGCTATTCTGCTGCAAAGGCAGGTGGTGGCTCTACTACGATTTCGACGACAACACGGGCTCCTTCAAGTCCAAGAAGGAAGCCAAGGAGTGGCTGCTGAGTAATGGTGGAAAATAAGACGAAGCTTGAGGCGATCATCGATCATCTGGCCGCAGCGGTTAAGCCCGGCATAACCACGAAGTCGTTGGACGAAATGGCAGAGGCGCTTTGCCGTTTGCGCGGAGTCACACCCGCGTGCAAGGGCTACAAGCCGCCCAACTTCGGCAAGGAGGAGGGCTACCCGGCGTCCATCTGCGTGAGCATCGACAACGAGGTGATCCACGGCATTCCCCGCGACCGCAAGATTGAGGAGGGCACGGTCGTAAAGATCGACTTTGGCACGCTAGAGCAAGTGACCGACGCCGAAGGACACGCAGTCAATTACTACGACGACGGCGCGACCACGGTGCTCGTCGGACACTGCTCGGCAGTCGCCCGCAAGCTTGTCAAGGCGACGAAGGAAGCCCTCGAAGCCGGGGTGGCGAAGGCGGTTGCCGGGAATACGACCCACGACATCGCCAAAGCAATTGAGGCGGTGGCCAAGGAGTACGAGGTCTACGTGGTTCACGGATATGGGGGGCATGGTATAGGAGAAAATTTGCATCAAGAACCGCATATCGCCAACGAGCTTGACGGCTCCCCGGCAACGACCCTTATCGTCGGGCAGCGAATCGCCATCGAGCCGATGTTCGCCTCGAACCACGGATTCACCTACGTGGACAAGGACGGCTGGACAGTCAAGCTGCACCGCGGCGGGCTGGCTGCCCACTTTGAAAGGACTGTCGAAATCAGATGAGGCACTTTGTACAAGGGGCAAAATACACGCGGGAGCAGGTCAGGGCGATGAAGCTCCCAGAAAACGAAGCAGAAGCCATGCTACGAGAATGTGACAACCACTTTGACGACGAAATGGCGCTGGTGGACCAGCAATGGGCGATGACGCTGGAAGACGCCGCCCGTGAAGCCCTGTGGGATTTGCAGCAATGGACGAAAGACCATCCAGCAGGCTGTGAATGCTTCACCTGCGGGGATTCGATTCCCGACCTTAAGAAAGCGCTACCAAAGGACTGATTGTGGACGATAAACTTAGCAAGCCAAAGACGAAACTCACCGAGGAACAGCTACAAGCAGGCTTCGAGGAGTTGAAGAAATACCAGTCCACCCTCCAAGAATGGGACGCCCTGTTGGAAGACAAAGCCGCCACGCTGAGTGACTGGGAGGACAAGCTTCTCGCCTTTACGGAAGAGCACAGCGAGGAATTCGAAGACGAGGACGATTGGTACGAGTCGATCTGGGAGATAGACGACAGACCCGTGAAAGCCCGGAAGCGGGCTATGGCGGCCAAGCCGTTAGACGAGAAGGCCAAAGCGGATGTCGAGTGGCTTGAGAAGCTGTACAAGCTGCCGGATCGCCGGGGCAAGAAATGCACGTAGATGACAAAGCTTGTTGTGTTGTGATCTTCCCCATCTTCCCCGAGGAAGGGCCGCCTGTTCAATGCGACAAGCCCCCGACGCACTCCGCCTATAGTCCGGAAGGTATGTTGAAATGCTACTGCACCGAACATTTTGACTTATTGATTGAAAAGTTGCGGGAGTGGAATCGCACGAACTACTCTCCTGAACACATCACCAAGGTCAAGAAACTCAATCCGGGGCTCCTGTGAGAATCTGATGCCGCATGAATGCCAATGGCCGATATCGGAGACCGAAGCCTGCGGGCTGCCAGCCCACAATTGCATCGAATCCGAGGACGATAGCGAACTGCGCCTTTTGCACGGAGAACCCCTCATGTGGCTTTGTGCGAAGCATTTCGACTGGATGGCAAACCTGATCAAAAATGTGGCACAATGGGACGATCCTGTTGGGGAACTGATGGCTCGGATCGTCAGGAAGAACCGCCTATGAAAATTTTATGGAGGAGATCATGATTCGTACTTCTGAAGTAACCGAACCTTGCGATGCTTTGGAGAGAATTCTGGACATCATCAGTCGCTACTCGACGCTGACTGCCGCCGACCGCGAGATCATCCGGGCAGCCAACCGCGGGCTTCTCGGCACCGATCCCTATGGGCGATGGGAGATCGAGTTGCTGACCGAGGAAGAACAGACTAACCCAAAATTCATGAAACGGTACCGCAACGCTGGTCTGGGATTCTTCGACGGCCGCAAGTACCTCGACGGAACGTGCTGGTGCCACGCACCCCACGTCAAGCACACGAAGACCCTCGCGGGCACACGACTCCCTGCGAAGGTCAGGTGTAGATAAAAGATCACCTCCCTATTTAGTTCGGTTTGTCGGCGTTTGTCTCCTGAGGATTTGTGTGTTTTGCTTTTGGATCATAGGCAATCCCTCCTCGGGAAGTACTGCGGAGTGAGTATTAGGTTGTGTCAAGCGACCGTTGAATGAGGCCCGCTTACATAAGGGAGACGTAGTGGAAAATCTGAAACGCATTTTCGGAATGCTGGACGACAACAAAAGAATCTACAGGATTTATGAGGAAACCGAGGTCCAGCGGGAAGAATTTCATTACTGTCAACTAATGCATGAGATCGTGTTCGGCGACAGGGGATTTGTGCAGACCCTCGGCCCCACATGGAACCTTATCCACGATCCTCGCTTTACGGCTATTGAAAATCAGTTCGTCGTCAACCGCAGGGCCGTATTCGGCGGAGACGCCCGGCTAGGCAAGCAATACATCAACGATGATGGAACTTTCACGTCCTCGGTGACCGATCTTGAACAGTACGCGGAGATTTTAGGAGAGGGGCGGAATTTCCACAACGTCCTAACGCACCCTGACGAGGGTTGTCCCGTCCGCCGCTGGCTTGAACGCATCTTCAAGGGCTACACCTTGGTAAGGCCCCATCTCTCCCTCAACTGCACGTGCGAAGGCTGTGCCACGGAGCCCACAACGTTCAAGGACGCCCCGGACGAGGACGTATGGAATTTGCTTAGGCAGGAGTGCCCCAACCGTGCTTTCGACCGCACAGGGGCTCCTACGGCGTATGGCACCCTAATGTACAGCCTGATCAGGTCGGACCTGATCGGGTTGATCCACGACTACGCCGAGACCCCGCTCATCGACAGCTACATCTACTTGCAGAACAACGGGGTTGTTGTAGCGCCGGAGGACGTTCAGAAGCTTGATCCCCATGGGGTGGACCACCAGCGGGTGCTTCAGGAAATCGACATACTGGAGCAGGCGCTAACGCACCGGGCTACGCTTCGCGTGACAGCGGTAAAAGTCCTGAAGAGCCTCGGATTCGAGCAGTTCCTCAAGTCGGTCCACGACAAGACCGGAACGGGAGTCGAATTGACGGATATCGAGCGGGACGAATTGCTGCGGATTGTCTACACCTCCAAGTGGCCGGACGAGAAGACCCAGCTTGTCCTCAACCTGACGGGATTCATCGCCTCGTGCACGCGGCACGCTTTGGATGAGCGCCAAGCCAAGCAGCTTGAGGACGCCAGCAATCGCTCGCTGGAAGTGATCGAGGACCTGAAGCACGGCATCATCCAGCCGATCAACCACTACACCGAGCCAGTGATGGAGATTCCCGCCGACCTCGCGGAGAGCGAGGTCATGCGGTACGCCGCGGTATTGGACGCTTTGACCAAGAATCCATTGAAGGGCTTGTTGTTCCAAATTTATGCGGCGGCGGAGGCGGAGGGCGAGGTCGGCGTGCTGGACATCCTCACGCCCATTTTCGATCCCAACTACCAACTGGACGAGGAAACCTACAACAATTTCCTGCGTGCCATCACTCGCCGGGCTCGAAGCCTCCGAGTCATGGAAGCCGCAGAAGTCGTTCCTCGGGGCACGACGGACACAGGCGTTTCGAATATGGACACCCAAACCAAGGAAGGCAAGCTTGATATCTATGGCCAGCGCCCGAATCCGGACGATCCGACGAAGATGCAGGTCAAGCTGGGCGACGGCACTTGGAGGGATACGAAGTTCCCCGATCCCCCGGCTGGAGGTGGAAAATGACCCGAGAAGAAAGAGAAAAAGAGCGAAGGGAAAGGGTCCTTCGGGAAACGTACCAGATGCTCTTGAAGGCAACGGAATAATAACTCATGCCAACGAAAAGCGGTGATCCGTGCCCAAAGCATGTTAATGGACCTTCTACCAATGGGGCTTGTCGAGACTGTTATCGTCGTCGAGTTAACGGACAACTTGGAATCAGACGTATGCTTTCTCGGGCTCAAACACGAGCGAAACAGTCAAACCTTCCTTTTTCAATCAAACTACCCGATCTTTTTGAGGTTTGGCCTAAAGACAACTGTTGCCCCATATTCAAAACCCCATTCCGACAAGCTAAAGCATACTTGGGCGCTCTTCCTGAATCACCAAGTTTAGATCGTATTCTTCCGCAATTCGGATATGTAAAAGGTAACATAGCCGTGATCTCCGCTAGAGCTAATAGAATTAAGTCATCTGAAACTGATCCTTTAGGGTTACGTGCCGTTGCAGATTGGTTTGAGGAGCAACTAAAGAAATGACTTTGGGTTTTGTCAATAGAGGAAGATTTATGGCCGACAAATTCGTCGATCTGCTCGATGTCTCCCCGCCGGACCTCGGCGACATTTTGGGCATCTGCCGCCTGATCGACACGACGGCGAAATCCTACGTCGAGCTTGTAGTGGCGAACACCGATCCGAACGATCCGGAGCTTCCCCGGCTCCGCATAGTCGGCGGGGTCTTCATGCGGGTTCCCCACAAAGCCCTCTACCAACAGCTTTTCGGGCCTTCGTACAAGCAGGCCAAGAAACTCGGCTACCGCGGCTCCCTCGAACGCTGGGGAGAGATACTTCAGGAGGCCGTGGACCAGCCGCAGTCCTCGCTCCCAGCCAAGTAGCCAAAATCCCCCCGACCCCTGTATACTAAGAGCGAGGATAGGAGTCGAGAAGCTGCGACTCCCAAATTGACATGAGCTATTATGCGGGCGAAGGATTTGCCCACCAACTGCATGAAAAACGGGTCCGTCCCTTCGAGGAACTCAGCGCCGAGATCACGGAAGTCTCTACCCCCAAAAAGACGTATCGCGGCTCAGAAAAAGAAGACGAGGCGTTCGCTCGGCTGGACGCGGAGATCGAGAAGCTCAGGATTCGCAGGCAGGAGAAGCCATGAATTCGGTGGATACTTCGGACTTTAGCAAGTTCCCCAAAAACTTTGTGAGGGTGGTTGTCGAAGTATCGGCATCGTCCGAACGTTTTGCCCTTGTGAAAGTGGGTCCGGGCGAAAAGATGGAGAAGATCGCCTTTATCCCCGTGGACCAAATGGACAAAGCCGTCCGCATGGCCCGAGAGTACATTGACGGGCACAAGGATTACGAGTGGAAGGATCAGTATTCCGTAGCCAAGCACGACCTGTGGCCGCCGCACACCGCTTGGCACTCCCAGAAGAAGGGCTGCTTCCTGTACTTCGTCGTGGATTCCGGCGAGACCAAACTGGACCTTCACTCGGTTTGCCGCGCGGTCAACACAGAGCCCAACCATTACATCGTTTTTCTGAGCGCACGGGCGTCGGCGACGCCGCAGGAACCCGAACCAGTAGAGCACGCTGACCTGAACGCTTCGCTCAAAAGGCTGATGCACGGCCAGAAGAAACAATAAAGACTTTCCTCGGCAGGCGTGGTATTATTTTAGCAGGAGAATCAATAGCGTGGACTGGAAACTCTTGGTCGGTCGGCTCAGGAAACGAAGGGTTGAAACGGCGGTTGCGGTCGATAAAACCATGGTCAAAGAAGAAGGCTTGTCCATAGCGGTATACCACGTCCTCAACCAGCAATTGATCCATCTTAGCGGTCTTTTCCCTCCGGGCAGCGTGGAAACAATAGACCGGGAGCAAGCAAAAGTCGATGCCACGATGAGGTGGGCACTTGCACTTCCAGAGGGTCCGACTCGCAATGAATATGTGCAGTGGCTTACCCACTACTACCAAAACGGAATTGATGAAGCCCGGAAGGAACTCCTAACTCACGAGAACGCAAAATTGTCGCAACGATATCGGGAAGAGTCTCGCCGGAAGAGCGCCGCTGCAACGGCAATCATACCGACGCTTCCAAAGCCACCGAGGGTCTTATGAACTGGAAACTCCTGATCGAATGGCTCGCCGTATTTGAATCCCTGCTCTGCGCTGGCGTCCTAATCTACGCGCTGGCGTGGGGCCTGAAAGGAAAAAGACCATGGAGCTAGACTTGGGAAACGGAATCAAAGTATGTGGGCTCAGTGAGAAGGATGTGAAGTTCCTCTCCGCCCGCCATGCTTTTGTGGAACAGTACTGTAAAGCCAAAGGTTGGGACGCCGACGACCTCGGAAAGGGACTCACGATAGAGCAGATACTTGAAATCCGCTCGCAAGAAGGCTGGAAGAATCCCTTAGGAGATTCCAATGATTAAGTCTTTCAGGCAAAGCGGGGAACGATTGACAATTACGACCGCCCAATTTGAACACCAGCAGCGGGGGATTTGGGCACGCGACAAGCGCAATGCCAAGAAAGCAGCCGCAGCGGAAAAGGAACGCCTGCGGGTCCTAAAGGAATTGCTGGCTGCAAGCGAAAAGCAACTAGCCACCCCAAAATAGAGGCTGATGGAGTAGGTATTAAGAACCTCTCTTCCCAAGCCTCTTGTCGGGGAGTCACAACCGCAGAGTCTCTCATACTATGCACCGACTCCCCGACTCAATTTTTGGGACTTATTCCCTTGAGTCCACAAAATAGGGGAACTATCCCTTTAACTCCACAAGTAGCCAAAATCCTCCGTCTCTTGTATACTATGGGTATGGAGGACGATATGTTAGGACTACATACCTTCGCTTTCCACCGCTCCGAAACCGATGTCGTATGCGAGCTTTGGTACGCCTTGCGCCGGGCGGGATTTCAAGTCCGCTGCGAAGTTGGGCGTGGCGCTGTCGCGGGCAACAGTTGCGACGCCCCGCTCAGGAAAGACGGCTCCAACCAGCCATATTACAACAAGGTAGGACGGTGCGACTTAATAGCGGCATCTCCGCTCACAGCAAAAATGGTGGGGATTGAAGTGAAGGTGGGGGGAAGCGACCGTGCCAAAGCCGAAGCGCAAACCGCAAAATACAAGGCGGCGCTGGACATCGATATCTTGGTGCACATCGACAACGAAAACACCATCAATGATACTGTTGACGCCGTGATGCTGATGCTCGCTCCGGGGAATGCGCCAATCCCGCAGCTTACCGATACTCTCAATTGGAAGCAATGGTGCGACGACAGGACGCTGGACAGCTTGGTGGACGCCGTGGCGGGGAAGCGAATCACCTATGCGGAATTGACGGAAAATGTGGACTAGCTGCCCCCTATTTGAGGGGCAAGATGAGCCGGGAAGACCAGTCCGATAACATACTGAGCGACTTGTTCAAGGTCGCCGGGGAGCTAAACCCTAAGCAAGCGTGGCAGCCGGACACTATCAAGACGCTTTCGACGGAAGCCCTCAACAGGGCGCTTGACGCCCTTGGTGCCGCGATGAAGTCCGGCCTCACGAGAAAGCAGTGGAGCGAGGCGGAAAGACTCGGTAAAGCATTGGTTGACGAATTGAAGACCCGCCAGAATCCCGCCAAAAATCTGTGGAGTTAAGGGGATAATTCCCCAAAATAGTTGTTGACACTCCTCGCCGTATGCTATACTGCTTCCGAGGAGTCCCATATGCCTTTCAAATCGTATTTTACCGAGCGGTTCCCCGACCTTCGCCCCGGCGAGTTCGAGGAAATCGGCGTTCCCATCTCCGTTCTGAACCAATTGCCCGACCGTACTTCCGTCCGCATGTTCGCTACCTTGTCCGAAACCAATCCCAATGAGGGCTACTACCTTCAAGTCATAAAGGACACGAAAGCGGGCTGGGGGAACGGCACGGCTGCCATCCTGTGCACCTGCCTCGGGTCCATGTTCCGGTGTGCTCTCGTCCTGCTGGGGTTCACTAAGACCCCCTGCAAGCACGCCAAGGGGCTGCGCGAAGCATTGAAGCGGGGCCTGTAGGGTAGCCAAAAACCCCCAAGCCGCTGTATACTATAGTTGGAGGGAACAATCCGTGGCGACATCGAGGGGCAAGCAAGACGGCATTGACCTCAAGCTGTGCAAGCATCAAGCTAAGCCGGGCTACTGTCATTTTGCGGAGTGCAATCCTCTATACGGTCATTCCACACCAAAGAAGAATGTTGACGCCGCAGCGAGCGGGCTAATCGCGAAGCATGATACCCAGCATAGGTACGTGATCGCCGCTGACGCCAGCTTGAACGTTATCGAAGCCTTGGTGGCGTACTTCATGGCGCAGTTCAAGATCAAGCCGCATCGCATTCTGATTTTTCCCGACAAGGCTTATGGATTCTGCGTGAAGTATATTTCCTACGGGACGCTGGACCCCGATACCGTGACGATGCTGACGAGCCGGGCGGACGGATTCATCGCCGGGTGGAAAGCGAGGGACAGGTGACGAAGCGATTGTACGAAGCCTGTAAATCGGGATACTTACTCGCCCTGCAAATGCCGCACGATGCGCTGCGGCTAAGAAATCAAGCAATCTTGTGCCAACTGCGCGACGCAATCGCTGCTTACGAGAAGCGTTCGGAGCGGGACGTGCAGGAAGAATATGAAGAACGTGCGTTAATCGGGAAACGGAGCTAGGATGATTTTTAGCTATTTGCCCACGACGAAGGAACAGGCGCAGAAAACGCGCTACAACGAGTGGGCTGGCAACCCTAAGGGGACTGCGTATACGCCCGAGCGATGCGCCATGGAAGTGTACGAAAGCGGAAGAAGCTGCATGTGCCACCAATGCCACCGAAAGCCGGGGCACGGCCCGGCGAAGCTTTACTGCGGGCAGCATGCGAAGGAATTCAAGGGGAGGAAGTGGTGCACCTGACGAATAAGAAGCCAGTCTACAAAACCCCGGCAAAGCCAACGAGCGGCTTTTCCGGCAATTCGCACCAGCGGCGCAAGGCCCGCCGCGAGCCTCGCCATGAGGAATATGTCGTCCGTGCCCGCGAGAACGCCGCAAGGCACGCAGGGAGATCGTGAACTGATGCCAGCCTCAGTCTTTTGGATTTTCTTTGCGAGCGGCGGGTTGTTCGTGGTATATTGGAGCATGCGGATGAGCGCCTCCACTAGAGGGGGGAAGCGCAAGCCGAGGCCCACGAAAAAGCAGGAAGATTGGGAAGGCGTATGAGACCCAAGTGCTGGAGAAAATGGGACGCCCTGCAAAAGCGGCTGGTGCCGTTGCAGCGGCGCTATGCCCGAGCGGCTTTTAAGGAGGCATATGCTGTTTTCGGGAAAAAGTGCTTCGAGCCTCCGACCCGGATGGGAGTCCTTGAATGGATGGACCCCCGGCTGGTCATGCTTTTGGAGTTCTGTCAGCTAGAATGCAAACTGGCTCTCGATAAGCCGAGGCCTACGAAAAAACGGAAAGGCGTTTAGCAATCGAAATCCAAAGGAGATTCACCATGAGGAAGTTTTCGGCAATCATTCTGGGCTTGGCGCTGCTGGCTTTGCCTGTTCTGGCTACCCAGAGTTTTCTACTGACCACGCCGTTCAATGGTCCGACGTTCAGCGCAGTGTATCCGACGCCGGATAGCGAGATTAATGCGGAAGTGACCAACGGGGCTACCACCGATGGTGCATCTGCGTACACAGGCTATACGTATTCCACTTTGACGAAAAACGGCAATGCGTGGTTCGGTCTTGCTGTCTTTGATTACGACAGCAACGTAAACGAGTCTACTGTTGCTTTCTTGGATTCTTGCGTTGACGGCGGAATCAGCGCCATGAAAGGGACTTTGGTTCCCGGCAGCCGGACAAGCGGAACATTGGCGGGGTACTTCTCACGCGAGGGCGAAAGCGTAGACAACGCCGACGATTCATTCCTTCGGGTGTCAGTCGCCGGAAATCGCAGGTTCATCGGCGTAGTCATATTTGACAAGTCATTGAACGCAACCCGAGCGGATGCGGACGAATTCTTTGACTCGGTTCGTTCCAAGTAATGGATTTGGCTGGTCGCGGGCTTGACCGTTCCCCGAGGTAAGAGCGAAGGTCGTTAAAACGAGAGCCGCCAGCAAAAGGAAGCGTATGGTTTCTTGGCGGGATTTGGGTTTCCAGAAAGTGCGAATCAGCCGGACTTGGGATGTCCGAGGCGGCTGGTTCATCGGTCCCGTGCATTGTTGGGTGTACAGATTTTTTCCGTCGTGGTTGGAGTACTATTTGTAGGGTGGCTTTTTGGCAGGATTTGAGTATACTTCTATTCAAGGTGGAATATGCGCTTTGGAACGAAATCACTGGCGGTCTTCGTTGTTCTCCTGCTCGCGGCTGTCGTCGTGGTCGCAGAACAGACGGCCAAGATTACGTTGGACAATCAAACCAACGTCACATTGAACCTGTACGTGGACAAGGACTTTGCCTGCCGAGCAGAAGCGAAGACAACCTGCACTACAACTGTCGCTCTTGGCGAGCATTATTTTGAAGCCAAGGATTCTGACGGTGGCGAAGCAACTAGCACACATACAGTTACCGAAGATGAAACATGGGAGGTTACCCAGTAATAAGTGACCCACTCACTTTAACTGTGGGAGAAAGAAGTGTGTTATGAAGAAGATAGTACTGGCAGTGGCTTTGGTTCTGCTGTTGGCAACGGGCGTCTTTGCCCAGAAATCCGAGGGCATCGCAAAGATGAACTCGATACTTCCCCGCAGCAATTACTCCTTCGTGGCAACGAAAAACCCTTCCGTGTGGGTTGCTCTCGTTCCCAATTCATTCGGCGGGAAGTACAAGGTCATTACGGCGGTCGGTGACGACGACTATTCTTACGGGAGTCAATTGGTCACATTTGTCACCCTGACCCCCAAGGCAACGCTTCCCGACAGCCTTGAACTCTACAAGAAGCTCGCGCGCTTGAGCCATGACTATGATCGCGTGAAGATCAGCCTTGATTCGGACGACGATCTTTCTATTCGCATCGATTCGACTGTGAGAATTCTGGACGTTCAGGAATTCAATGTCGTCGTGAAACAGATTGTTGCTGCTTGCGACAGCATCATGAAGGAAATCCAGCCTCAGTTGGTGCGGTAAACGGTTTTGTAGTTAGGCCCCAATCTACCAAAAAGGAAGGTTCTATGAAAGCGCTTTTCGCATTAGTTGTCGCAGCAATTCTGACGTTCACGGGTTGTGCGGGAATGTTTCCCGTTCAACAGCAGCGCCAGCGACCCGCCCCCTGTAGTGCTGTTGTTGCACCGATCAGTAACGCGGCTCTCATCGCTCAAGTCACCATCACGGGTACCTACACGATGAAAGACCTTCCCGGCGCTCAGCAGAATATCCCGAAATTCATCATCGAGCGGCTCAATGCGGACGGTCGCTCCGATGGGAATACGTTCTCGTTGCAGAACGGGCAGCAGATGAACTTCTGGTATCATTTCTCCATCAGCAACACGAACGAGCAATACACGGCTTCGCTGGATTTTGGCGGTTGGGGACAGGGGTCTGTGAAGACCTTCTATACCCAGTATTCGTACACCGACGCAACGCAGATGTTCAACGACTTGACTGACCAGTCCTATGCTTTCATCCATGGCGGCTGGCACGACTCGCGTCCGAGTTGCCCGCAGTCTTAACCCTATTCGGGGCGGGATTGCTCACTCCGCCCCCTCAAAATCAGAGCACAGGAAAAATCGTGAAAAAGTTTGGACTCTTTCTCATCGCATTCGCTTTGCTTGCAACCCTCGCTTGCGCCCAGTACCCAACAGGGCCGAACACAGGGAAGCAGACGACCCCGGTTTCGAATCAATACTTCTCAGTGACATTCAACGGGTCAATAATAACCGACACGAGCCGCAGCACAGACAACCAGAGCAGCAATTACGCCTACGCATCCATGGACCACGACGTGATACAAATCGTAATCGTTCGCTTCGTGGATCACGATATCGCGGCGGACTACACCTCGTCGGATTTCTACGCAAACGACGACACTACTGGCGGACCCGGCGCGGTCATTGACACCCGCTCGCAGGATACATGGGAGGGCCACCCATTCACGTATACTCGCCGCCTCTACACCGATAAAGGCGTGCAAACGAGCAAGCGCACCCGCTACATCATCGTGAACTCGCGGGAAGTGATCTTCGTCGAACAGATCGCCCCGGCTGCTTACGCCGACCACGACGAGTGGCTGGATTTTGAATATTCGCTGAGGATCAAGTAGTCCGCAGCGAAGAGACTTGGGTTCGGTACAGGACTCGGTGACGTTCCCTCCAACCCGCGGAAACGCGGCAGAACTCATCGGATTCAAAACCCTGTACCATGCGGAGCCGGAGGGTCTGACCGCCCGGTTAGCCGAATTTACTCCGGCTCCGCCCCTGATTGGGAGGAGAGGCTTGTGACGTTTTATGATATAATCATCGTGACCGCCATGGTGCTTGCCATCGCTCTCACGATTTATGCTTCGAGGAAGATTGAGCAGGCACGCCGGGAGGGAAAGATTCAGTACTATGGGAAGACGAGGATCAAATGAAGCTTGAGCACAACGGCAACAGTTTCTACCTGAGCGGCACGCCGGAAGAGCTTCTGGAATTGATCAGTGAGCTTTCCACCGCCGTGCGGAACACCATTCGCTACGACCTCACAGCGGGTATGTCGGTGGCTGTGATCGGCAAACAGGGCGCAGCCCTTGACAACGTTCACACGAAGGATTACCCCGCCTGCCTGTTCGTCAACGTGTATCCCGAGGAAAAGAAGAAATGAAAGAAAAACGCATCTACGTGGTGATCGCCGAGACGGTGGACACACCGTTGGGCGCGGTGCGCCAAGTTCCCGGCCGCATGGCGGCGCAGGGCGGCCACGCCCTTAGCCGCATGAAGATGCACCGCTTGATCGAAGACATGCGCAGCAAGAGGCATCCCCGCACCTTCAAGCGCCTAGAAGCGCTGGCGGACGAGAAGATCACCACGATCTACAAGTCCTGCCGGGACAGCCGCGAACTGGAGCACATCCACCGCCTGCTCGCCAAGGCGAGGATCGAGCACTGCGATTTCGAGGACGAGAACGACGAGATTTACGGTACCTATGACGACGGCATGGGCTGCCATCCCCGCACGGCGATTGCGACTGTGCCTGTTTATCCCGAACGTGCGGAAGGCGTGGTGGATTACCTGCCGCTCTGGACGCCAGAGGGAAAGTCCGTATGTTGACCTCCGTAGACAAAGACACAATGAAAGGAAAATGGATCGTCTTCCGTTTCCTGCGCATGAGCGAATCCGGCAAGACGCAGGTGTGGGAGGTCGTGAACACCGATGAGAGTTTGCTCCTTGGCTACGTAGAGTGGTTCGGCCGCTGGCGTAAGTACATCTTCCGTCCGCTCAGCATGACCGTTTACGAGCAGGATTGCCTGCGGGACATAGCGGAATTCATCGAGTTGCAGACGAAGATGCACAGATCGGCGAAGAAGGCAGCAAATGAGTAGAGTGAACATGCCGGAACTCATGCAGCAAAATCTCCGCACGCTTAGGACTCAAGAGGAGTTCAGCGAGTTTCTCGGGGAGCTTCGTACGCTCGGGCTCAAGATTATAATAAAAAAGAGCGGACATGAGGCGTATTCTTTCCGGCCCGTTTATTGGGATGTGGCTCGGGTTTCCTACGCCTATAAAATCAAGGAAAATCTGATTCGCATCGGACAATGCGATGTAAGCCACTTATGGCGGTACATGCGGATAATGGAACGTTAATTCGAGAAACCAGCGTCGTCAAACGGATGGCCGCCGCGAAGCGTATCGCTGCCGCTCGCCGAGAAGTCCGTATTGCTCGTGATGGAGAAATTCACGGGGCAGTCTTTGGTCTCGTCCTTCAGCTTGGCGAATGCCGTCCCGAAGAACTTGGTGTTGCCGGATGCTTTTTCCCCTATGACGTTTTTCCCGTCCACAAAGACGGAGAAGTCGGCGATAAGCTCGTTGCCGCCTACGGGAACTTTGAGATCGTAGTGGACCGTCACCATTTCGAGGTCTTTCGAGACGGTGATCTTGTATTTGACCATGGGAAACACCCCTAATGGAAACTAATAGCATGGAAATCGCCCGGAATCAAGCCCTTGGGGTAGCTAAAATCTCCCTTATTGCTGTATACTAGGGGTATGGTTAAACCAACAGCCATCCTTAGGAAAAGCAAATGATCTATTTGGGGAATGACCCCGAGGAAGCCAAGAAGTTTCCGTTTTCCCGGCGCAAAACAGACCACATCGTCACGCTCTCGAACATCGAGGCGGACGTGAGGAAGAACAGGAACCGCTACACCGCAGCCGTGGTGCAGGCGGTAAGCATGCAGATGGCGCGGACCGTTTCGGTTATCCGGCATGACATCAACTCCAGCAAGCGTAAGGACCGTCGCATCGGCGACCGGAGGGGCTCGTGAAAATTGTTCTGGAAATACTTTGGCTTCTCATTTGTTCCGTTGCGTTCGCTTGGACCTGCGTCAAGTTCGCATGGTTCGTCTTTTGGGCACCCGCCCTCCCGGTTCTGATCGTGGTATTCCTCCTGCTGGTTTGGGGCGGATTGAAGCTGATAGGCAAGCTACGCTACAGCTAAAGGCAGTATGAAAAGCTTCCAAGGCAGTGAGATGAAAGTCATCGCAGCCGGGGCGGTTGTCTTCGTCCTCTCGGCGGTTGGCTTTATCTTGTGGTGCCGCCACCTGCTGCACACGGCGGTGAGACCGTGATCAAGCGAATCATAGTCACGTCCAAGTCATTACCCCAGCGTTGGCTGCACACCATTGTCAGCGGTCTGTGCGGCCGCGACAACTCGTGCGTCTACGAGCGGGACGGCGTGCGGAAGCCGAAGATCGACTACCGGAGCCAACAGTCCGCCGCACGGGCGGCGCTCGACCTAACCATCAAGTGGGGGCGGGACATGGACGCCTACCAGTGCTGGTACTGTCGTGGTTGGCATGTGGGAAATACCCATAGCTTGACATTCGCGAAGTTTCTGCGTATCTTTTGGTTTTGGGTGCTCCGGAAGAGGCGGAAGGGCAACAAGCTCCGTCCTTGGAAAAGCGCATAATGAATTTCATTGACACATCCGTTAGACGGTACGGCGAGGAAACTCAATTCGTTGTTGGCATTACCGGCCTTGAAACCGCTAAACAGGCTGCCATGTGGGGAACTTATGGCAAGGGCGGAACCGAACATTGCAACGGTACGTGCCCCGAGCACCCGCTCAGGTGGAAGCGCCTTATAGACTGTGACACCGAGCATTTGCAGGCGATTCTTGGCACGCAGCTTATCAACAACAGCTACCGGGTTATCATCAACAGTATCTTAAAGGACCGGGGCCTTCCCGTGTGGTACGAATCATGACCGAGAAGAAACTCCGGATAGAGATGGCACCGACGCAACAACTGGACGCCCGCCAGATGGTGCTGGACCGTTTCCTTGAACAGTTTGAGAAGGCGACGAGGATCAAGCCCCTGCTGGTGACCGACGAGAGCCGCCTCAGCGACTTCGGTCTGGACAAGAGGGATTTGGAGAAGCTGCAAAAGCGCCTCGGATTCCCTGTTGAACGCACGGCGCTCATCGTGGACATCGTGATGCTGATGGAAAGCAGGGAAGGAAAGGTCCAATGATCCGGGGACAAAGCCCAAAACTAGTGGTGCTGGATTCAGCGACCTTCGGCGTCGGTTTGGGTTCCGACTTCTGTTCGGAGCACGAATGGGGCATCGCTGGCCTTGCGAATGCCTTTGACCTGAACCGCGAACCCACGGTATTCGGCATCGACCGCCGCATCATTCGCCGGGTGCCGCCGGGGCTTAAAGAATTCGACTTCACTCCTGACCAAACATACGGACTCTATTACTTGTGTTACGGCGATTTGATGCTGGAGTATGCCGATGAACTCAGAAAAAGGAAAATAGACCGAACAAGCCTGCGGGCAGCATGGGACGAAGCCAGCTTTGGCGTTGTATCGGACGACCCCGCGGAAAAGAAATTCATCTGGGAACTCTACGGCGAATTCCAGAAAAAGAACGGAGTCATCACCTTCGTTAAGGGTATGGGCATTGAGAATCCCGGCTTGTGTCTCCTTATCGCTGACCGGATTCCCCAATCCATCCGGGACGGATGGTATGATGCCGACAAGGATCGGCACGATTTGCTTGAGGAGATGGAAAAGTCGGGGATCGAGGCGCTCTTGAAAGAAAAGGGCAAACGCTATTTCGGCCTGTCTCCCCGGCGTCAGGAAGACGGCAGTGTCCTATACTCGCTGAATCCGTATGACCAAAACAGAAACAAGTGGGGATTCTACACGCTGGAGGAATTGCAGGAATGGGCCTCCGACCGCGGCCCGATTATCATTCCTGAAGTCGAACCAGAACCAGTGGACGACGCCGACAGATGGGCTAACGACGGAGGAAATCCTGCCGATGTCAATGACAAAACTGTACGCTGAGTACAGGATTCGCGCATTATCCAAGTTTTTTCCCAGCATTCAAGCCGGGGATCGGCACGGGGAGAAGAACGACTCCATCCTGTGGCGTCATCATGAGGAACGGGACGGCCGATTCGTACAGACCGAGAACCACTGGAAGTTCGACCTGTCCATGGGCGAAGGAGTCCGCTTCACCGTCACATGCGTTCCGTTCAACCTATCCTCGGTCACCAAGAAGGAACTGGATGCGCTCTTCTTGACGACTCTTTTGAAATTAAACACATCGATCTGGGAGAACGCACTCATAAACCTGCCGGAGGGAGAATGAGCGAGCTACACGAATGCATGCAGCAGCTTGTCGATCAGATGGACGAAGACCTGAAGAAGTTTCCCTATTCGGGCGGGGACGACGAGAGCGAAGAGGGCTATAAGTTGTGGCTGGCCCAGAACGCCCTTGCGAAGCTTACGATAAGGGCAAAGCTGGATTCCGTCGTTGACAATGCGGCGGTTGCCTGCCTCAAGCATCTGCGGGAGCATGTGGGGCCGAACTTGGATTACACTTCAGCGACGGAAATACTCACGACCGTGATCAGCGGGCTGGAGGAAAGAAAGCAAAATGGGGGGTAAAAGACGGGGATTTCCTTCGGGGTTCCGCAGGCTTGTCGTGGACGAGAAGATTTACTTCTTCCGGGTCGGCGACCAAAACACGGTCGTTCGCACGCTGAGCGGCAAGAGGAAAGTCTTCGGCAATTGGACGCTCAAGGGCATGGACAAAAAAGCTTGGCTGGCGACCCGGTGGACTCAGGGCACGGATGAATTCCAGCGGGAAGACGGCTGCCAGTGCTGGAGATGCGATTGCGACATGCACCACCTTCGGTACTCGCACATGGTTTATCCGAGCGACATAGCAAATGCTGTCAGGGAGTGGAAATGACGCTGACGATAAGCAAGGCAGGCAGTCATTTCGTGGTGGACAATACTTCGCGTTCTGGTTCACCAGCGGTAGGTCGCGGGAGAACGATAAAAGAAGCTATTGGCGATTATTTCCACGCGAATCAATTGCAACTGGGGATTGCCTTTGATGTGGATATATCGGCTCGCGGTGCGGAACAACGTCGCAGAAGCCGGGAATTGAGCAAACGATGATCTTTATGTTTGGCTCTAAACCGACTTCCGGTTTCATCAGCAGGAGCACTGCCGATGAAACTGCAATTGCTGAAAGAGCCGCGAGAACTTAAGCCTTGGGTGGATATTGATGCAACTGTCGCAAAATTCGGATATGATCCACGCTGGTTTAAGCCCAACAGTTGGCGAATTGTTGTGTGCAGATGCACAGAATGCGGATTGGTTAGGGACAAGAAGCTTCAATTGGCTGAGCTTAACACTCTCTGTTTGCTGTGTTCCAATCGCAAAAATGCAAAGGTTAACATCGGCATTAGGATGCAAAAGATCAAACAAAATTGGGCTGAGTACGGGCATCCTCGACTCGGCAAGAAACACACAGCAGCTACACGAGCAAAAATCAGACGGAATCGTAAACCCGCTGTTTTCTCGGAAAAATTACGACTCGATTTTAGCCGCAGGTTCAGCGGGCGGGGAAACCCGTTTTACGGGAAGAAGCACAAACCAGAATCCCTACGGCGAGGAAAAGACAGCCCAGCCTACGGAAAATCTCCGGGACATGCTTTCAAGGTTTGGTATACACGGAAAGACGGATCACGGATTTGTTTTCGTAGTACATGGGAAGCCCGAGTTGCGAAGTATTTTGATCAACGAGGAATTGATTGGCAATATGAATCCCATACGTTTCCTGTGCAGTATGAGTGGCTGGGGAAAAGCAAGCAGTCTACATATCGAACGGATTTCTGGCTTCCAGCATCAAATGAATTCATAGAAGTCAAGGGATTATGGCGACCTGAGTACCTAGCAAAATACGAAGCGTTTAGGAGACAGCATGACATCAGAATCGAAGTCTGGGATCGAGCGGCCCTCAAAGGACGGGGTATCTATACGGGAAGAAGTAAAATTTGTGATGGTTTTCGGTAGCAACACCGCGGGTCGTCATGGTGCTGGAGCCGCCTTGTACGCCCAAAAATATCGTGGTGCCGTTTATGGTCGGGGAGTCGGGCGACAAGGCAACTCCTATGCGATCCCGACTAAGGATCGTAACATCAAGACTCTACCCTTGGAAAAGGTTGCCGGATATGTGACGGGCTTCATCACGTATGCAGTGCAACACCCGGAGGAAAATTTTCAAATTTCAGCCGTGGGCTGCGGCCTCGCTGGCTTCACCCACAAGCAGATGGCACCGTTGTTCGCCGAGGCTCCGGAGAACTGTTGGTTCGACACGTGCTGGAAGCCCCTTCTAGGCGATTCTAAGCGGTTCTGGGGCACTTTCGACGGCAGGGACTACTCGTACACCCCGGAATTCATATCAACGCAGGAAACGGCTCCAAATTGTTGACTTACGACTACAAACTATTTTTTAAGTCGTTAAAAATGAGTGAGTTACCGGGGTAAGATAACTAGCCAAAATCCCCCTTACCGCTGTATACTATAGATATGAAAACCATCACCGCCAGCCAGTTCAAGAAGCTTGCAGCCGAATTCGTCAGCACGAAGAACAAGAAGCGTGCCGCCAAACTCGAAAAAACCCTGCTTCCCTACGCTGCAAATGCAAACTCGATCAACGTCTCCGACGAGTTCATGACCAAAATCGGTTACGTCAAGACTCCCGACGCCATCATCCGTGGTAAACTGTATCACGGTGTTTACGAATTGTCTCCCGTCGCCAGTCGCAAGCTTGCAGCTATTGAGAAGTCAAAATAAGAATGCCCCTCGACTTATCCATCGGTGAAAGAGTTCGTATCGACACAGACCCCAAACTGTGGCCGCCGCAGACGTATAAGCACATCATGAAACTAGACAAGCCCCACGAGCAGCCCCCGCCGACCGGATTTTTGGATGCTGTGATTAAGTGGGGACAAGAAAAACGCCCCCGCGTAGGCACAGGTGAAGATTGGTGGGTGCCGCTTTCCGAGTACGGAGCCGGATTGAAGGGGTGGGCATTGACGGGGCACGGCAACCTGCCGACAACATCCTTGTCCTCGAAGGAAATCTATAGGCGGGGGCGCAAGCTGGCATCATGGGAAATTGACGAAATTGCAGCCGGTGCGTTGGACGATCACCCGGAGTGGGGACGCTGATGAATTGCTCTCATTGCAATGGGATTCTTACAGACGAACTAGCCAAGATAATTTATGCTAAGAGTCAGAGCGAAAACAAACCCGCTCCCAAACTTGAATGCGATGCTTGCAATGTTCGGCTCTACGCCCGCCTCAAGCGCCTGTACCATGCGCTGACCTGCTCAACCTGTTGGCGCTACCACAATCTACAGTTCGTTAACCCCTTGTGGTTCATGTGTCCGACCTGCCAAGTCAAAGCCGAAAAGTATTGGTTCCCCGAACCCGGTGACGATTACGGTGTTGGTCTCACCATCCAAGAAGTTGTGTGCGCCCGATGCCGCTTTGCCCTGAAATTCCATCCGATGTCGTGGTGGTAGCTAAAATCCCCCCACCCCCTGTATACTAAGGGCATGGTTCTAAACGACCAAAACAAAGCGCAGGTTCAAACCATCGTGACTCAAGCGATGACAAACCGCCGCCTCATTGAGATCATGGAGGATGAATTGAGAAAGCTCTGCGCCAGTCTTGACTGGAATGAGAATTTTCTGCGGGAAGCCCAACGTGAGCAGGATCGCTACAATCAGGAGATTCAGGCACTTGGTTTCCATGACATCGGGCATGCTCGGACGGAACTAGGAAAATGAGCAAACTGCGACTGAATCACGGTCGCCGAACACCGAGGCGGCAACGATGTGCCAGCCTAAGATTCGCACCCGCAAGGTGCATGAACAATGTTCACAAAAAGGGTGAGTGGTGCCCATACTGTAAAGAGTGGGATAGGAAAGGAAGAAAACCAGATGTCACACTTTGACGATAAGATCACAAAGCACGAGAGCTTCGGCGCGATCACCGCCAACCGTGTGAGCGGACAGACTTATTTGTTCGGCTCCGAGGCGCAGCACTACGGGTTCATCCGCGTCGAGATCAGCACCGCCGATCTGCGGCGGAGCCTCAATGAGGACCACCACTATGCAGACCGCAGGCTGGTCACCATCGACATGAGCTACGAGCAATGGGCTCGCTTCGTGAGCAGCTTCGGCATCGGCATGGGCACGCCCTGCACGCTGAGACAAATCCTGACCAAGCAGTATGAGGAATGCCCCGAGCCCGAGCACTTCGCCAGCAAGTTCCAAGACGATCTCAAGCGCACCATGGCGGAGGCTACGAGCATGCTGGACGGACTCGTCAAAAAACTGAATGAGTCCAATCTGCCGGGCAATAAGCCTCTTGGCAAGACGGAGCAGAAAGCCGTGCTCCACGACATCGAGATGGCACTCATGCAAATCAAGAGAAACATTCCGTTCCTCGAAGAACAATTTGATGAGCACATGGAGAAGAAGGTCGGCGCGGCGCTGGTTGAGATCGAGGGCGTCGTTTCCCATGAGCTTCGTGAACTGGGGCTGGAGCGTCTGCGGCAAAGCATGCCGAACTATGACAGAGCCCTCACCATGTCCAAGCCGCAGGAGCAACTGCCGGAAGTCATCGACGCCGAAGTCATTCTTGTTGAAAATGACGACCGCGACATCGGAAAGCCGTAGACATGGTTTACATCACGAAGGAAGGCCACGAGATCGAATACAAACACCACCAGCATCCGCTGATGAAGTCCATCAGCGTCACGTTGCTGGACAAGGCGACGTATAGCTCGAACCAGCTTCTTGACGTGATCTGGAAGCATGCCGGGTTCCTGTGCCTCCGTGTCGTGTTCAACCATTCCTACAAGCACAAGGACGGCTCCCTCTCCCACACCTATGACCTGTACTTCGATTGGGGGCCGTTCGGCTCCCAGCGCCTTGGCAGCAAGGAGATCAACGCGATCGTCGCTGCTATCGAGGAAGATTTGCCGAGCTACATTCCGGTCAGCCTTCGGGGGCGGTCGCACCGGGTGGGGAGCTAAATGAAGAACCTACAGCAGGAAATCTACGAAGACGACAACGGGCAGCCCATCGAGGCCGCCAAGGTGGACACCCTCGGCTCCTACGTGCTCATCTGCGACGGGTTCTACAACTGGACCTGCGGGGCGTGCGGAGCAGAGCATTCCGACCGCTGGATCAAATTCTCGGGGCGGGTGCTAAAGTGCGGAGACTGCGGGAAAATGAACCTGCTGGTCCGCACGAACACTGACGCGGTCACCGAGGCGCTGCAAGGCAAGTGGAAATCCGAGGAGATGGAAAAGGAAAACGCCCGGCTCAAGGACATCGTGAAGTTCAACTCCGACCAGCTTTGGGCCATCCGCAACGAGCTTGTTCAGACCGTGGATCGGACCCTCACGGAGGCGATCCGGAAGAAGGGGGCGTGACATGACGTGGATATTCGAATGCCCGGATTGCGATGCGAAGGTTCGTCTTGACCCCCACGCTCTGGAGTCGCCGCAGACCCGGTGCCAGAGTTGCGGTCGTGCGTTCAAGACATCCGGGTTGCGGGCGCACGGGTTCATCTATTCAATAGGAACCGAGGAAGAAGAGGAATAAAATATGGCACACGCACACAAGGTCACGAAGGCGAAGCGCCGCTGCAAGAGCCGCCGCAAGGACCAAGGCGCAGCGAACGACGCCGCCCTCAAACGGATCGACGCCAAAAGAGCTTTCGAAGAGATTGTCATCGCTGGCATTGTTGCCAATTGCGAAGCGGATGTCGCCGAGGGCAAGTACGACAATTGGGAGCCGAAACCCAAGCCGCCGCTCGGGCCGATTCGCACGCTGGAGGAATAATGCCAAGATCAATAGCGGCGATCTGCGGCGTGCCATTTCGCAAGATCGTGAAGCACACACAGAAAGACCTCTGGACCTCCATCGAAATCCTATCGTGCGGACATACAATGCTGTGCAGGGCGGACTCCAACGGTTTCTGTTGCGCATCCCAGCGAAGGTGCTATACTTGCAAGAGAGAAGGTTATGAGAGCCCAAGGAACCGCAAAATCCGCCTCGCCCAAGAACGCTTTAACAAAGAATGTGAGCCGTTCCTTGAAGAAAATCAAACCAAAAAAGTCAAAAAATAAGTATGACGCCATTCGTTCCGAGTGTATGAAGTGGTTTTTCATCGCACCCACAGATGAGCAGATCGAGAAGTATGCAGCAACTCACCCGATCCTCAAGCGAGACGTAAACGAGGGCATTTTTGACACCTTCGACCGTGATCTGTTCATTGACGCCTTGGTGGTGGATGTGGTGGGTGAGGATTGGCATTGGCCGCTGAACGGCGATCCGGATGGATACGGAGCCAAGTTCTACCCGAAATTTTTTCCTAAAGCATTGGACATGGGTATCGGTATGCCTGAGTGGATGAAGAAGAACGTCCTGAAAAGCAGACTTGTAGTACAAAGGAGTCGTTAATGTACGACGAACTGATAGCCATAGCTCCGAGCGGGACAGTCGCCATGAAGCTGGCCAAGGCGCTTAGGGAAGCGTTCGGCATCAAGGTCACCGCAAGCGGCACGCTCATCACCTCGGAGGGCACGAGTGTGAAGATTTTTGGAGATGTTGCTCCTTACTTACTTCCCACTGTGAAAGCCTACGCCGATGGGTTCCTCAAAGGAGCCAACGGATGAATTTCTACGACCAATACGTGATCTCGGTTCCCGAGAAGCATGTCAAAAGGCTCGCCAAGGCGATCAAGAAGAAGTTCGGCGTGCATGTCATTGAGGGCGGCACATGCCATAGCACGGAAGGCATCACCGTGAACATCTTCGCTAACCATGCAAACGAGGAACTGATAAAGGTGATCCAAATCTGGGCCGAAGGCTTCGTAGAGGGAACTGATGTCTGAGACGCAAAAATCCGTCCACGAGTGGTGCAAGGTGACCTTCCCCCGGTTCATGGGGCAGCAAGGACGTGCCACGGCAGTGCTCGAAGAGGCGGTCGAACTGGCGCTTGCTGCCGGGGTCAATACCGAGACCATCTACGCCACGGTCAGGGTGCCGATCATGAAGGAATCCACCCGCAACCAAGCGAACGCGCCGGAGGAAATAGCGGATGTGCTGGTGAGCCTCTATTCCTGCGCCGAGGAGATGGGGCTGGACGCCCATGCGGAGTTGGGCAAGAAAATGGAGTTGAACCGCAGCCGCCCGACAGAGTATTATGCTGAGAAGACGGCGCAGAAGGAAGGCTTGGGCTACATCCTCCCAGACATACAGAGAACGCACGGTGTTCCCGGCAGCTTGGAAGGCGAAGACAATGCGGCAAGTTGTAACGGCGTACCGAGGTGATTTATGCAGGTTCTTGAGGACAACACAGTAGAAATAACGCCCAAACAGCTACTCTACGTCACAGAGAAGCTCGTCAAGGAATATCACAGGATCGGACGCCGAAGCTCTTCGATCCCAACTCAGAAAGATATCTGGGTCATGGCGGAGGCTCTGAATTTCACGCTGTGGCTGTGCCCCGCGATTGGGCATGAAGCGGTCAGACTGTTGAAAGAAAAATACCCAAGGAGAAAATAATGCGGCTGATCAAAAAGACCCTACCTTGCGGGGTGGTGCTGCGGCAGATACGTTCCTTTGAAGACCACAAAAATTACGTCAAGTTCCACATCGAGCCTACGGGGCCAGAGACCGCCAGCAACTTTATCCGCGCCTACAACAAGAGCGAAACCCCCAGCGTCCTCTATAAAACACAAGCGGATATCATTGTCGCCCGCAAGAACCTGCTGGCATTGCGGACCTTGATCGACCGATTGATTAAACAGAAAGCCTAAGGGGACGAAATGGGGATACTGATTCCGATGGTGGTCGAGCAGTCGGATCGCGGCGAACGGGCGTATGACATCTATTCCCGCCTACTGCGGGACCACATCATCTTCCTCGGGGCGCAAATCGACGACGATGTTGCCAACCTCGTAATCGCGCAGATGCTCTTTCTCGACGCGGAAGACCCGGACCACCACATCTCCCTTTACATCAACTCGCCGGGTGGCAGCATCACATCGGGACTGGCGATCTACGACACCATGCAGTTCGTCAAGCCAAGCATCGAGACAATATGCGTTGGGCAGGCGTCGAGCATGGCGGCAGTGCTGCTGGCGGGCGGCGCGCCGGGAAAGCGGCTCACCCTGCCGCATGTCCGGATCATGATCCACCAGCCGACGATGTTCGGGCTGAGCGGGCAGGCGACGGACATTGAAATTCACGCCAAGGACATCCTGCGCATGAAGAGGCGCTTGAACGAGATCATGTCGAAGCACACCGGGCAGCCGCTCGAAAAGCTAGAGAAGGATGCCGACCGCGACTTCATCATGGGGGCGGAGGAAGCGAAGGAATACGGGATCGTGGACACCATCATCAGCAAGAAGAGCCAATGAGAGCGTTGAATAAAAGGGTCGGGATGCCAAGGCCAGAATGGATCAACAGGCTATCTTTGGAAGCCAAGGCCGAGATTCTGTCCAGCGTACTGCACCAGCTTGAGCCGTGCGAAAATCCCAAGGTCTGGAACGGGCTGCCGAAGAGAATTCAAAAGCTTATCCTTCGGGCGCAAGCCGATTGTTTCATATGGCATGCGGACCTAAGCAAGAAGGACTACAAGGACATCAGGGAGTGGTTCGATAGCTAAATGAAAACACCAACGCTTGACAAGTTTGGGCTGCATCCGATGGGTGGATATTGCACCTGCTATTCAAACCCCTATGCCACTTGTGCTATATGCAAGGCGTGCGACGAACAGCAGGAAAGATGGAAAAAGCTATCCCCAAAGAATCGAAAGAAGGCGGAAACAGAGTACGCTGGGGAGTATCCGAGAACCTCAAATCAAGACGGAAGGTAAGCAAAGGAAGTCCCCAATTTTCCCCTGACCGCTGTATACTAGGAGTGCTATGATTCTCAAGTGCCAATGCTGCGAGTTCGAGCAGGAATTTGTCGATGCCGAAGACGCGTTTCAAGCGGGGTGGGATGCTCCGCCGCATTTCACGCTTGTCTGCTGCGACTGCTGCCCCGCCTCTTATCTGATGTTGGGCATCGATCACGGCGAGAATCACGAACAGTGGAAAAGAGATGGGAGACCAGCTTCTAACTCGTGACCGCATGAACAAGATAAAATATCCTCGAATTTTGCATTTCATAGGTTCGCCGGGGGTGTCCAACGACGACAAGATGCACACATCTCACGATCAGTGGGAAGGAATGCAGGTCGTTGTCACAGAAAAATGCGATGGCGAATGTACGACTTGGGCGAGGGACTACATTCATGCTCGTTCGCTAGACTACAATCCCCATCCGTCCCGAACTTTCGTCAAGTCCCTTTGGGCAAACATCGCCCATGACATTCCTGAAAACTTTAGAGTAGTCGGGGAAAACGTCACGGCGATGCATTCCATCGAGTACCACGACCTTCCCTCCTATTTTTTAGTGTTCAACGTATGGGATGGCAATCGCTGCCTGTCGTGGGATGAGACCGTACAGTACACCAGCCTCTTATGGCTGCATACCGTTCCTGTGCTGTACAGGGGGCTCTGGAAAGCGGAACTTGTCCAAGAACTCGCCGCCAGCATAGACACCGATAAACAAGAGGGATTCGTCCTCCGCCCAGCGGGTGAATTCTACCTGAAGGATTTTTCTAAGCTGGTTGGAAAATGGGTGAGAGCTTCGCATGTAAAAACACCATCCCACTGGATGAGAGAAGAGATAAAACTCAACGGCCTTAGAAAGTGAAATTTCCACCTCTTTAGTTAGAAGAGGTGGAAATTATGGTCTCCGATGCTTATAAACGTTACAAGGCACAAGGACTTTGCCGCAGGTGTGGGGACACTCCGTTACCGGGCAAAATCAGGTGCGCAAAATGCCATGCTGACCATTTAAGTTCGGGTAAAAAGTGGAGGGATGATGCCATCGCGAGTGGGCTCTGTCGATACTGTTGCAAACGACCGAGAGAGGCAGATTTTAGCATGTGTAGCATCTGCCTTCCAGTGCATACAGAAAGACAGAAAACGCTGTATCAATTGCAAAGAAAGGCTTGTATCGAGCGGTATGGAGGGGCCTGCGTTTGCTGCGGTTTGACAACGGCCGTATACTTACAGTTGGACCATAAAAACAACGATGGAGCAAAACATCGTAAAACATTTTCCAAAACCGGGCGAGGGGGGACATTGTATGGTTGGGCTTTTCATAACGGGTTTCCTGACATCCTCCAACTTTTGTGTGCCAACTGCCATCAAGCAAAAACCGCCAAGGGTGGTTGTTCTGAAGAAGACCACACTATGATCCGAACGCATTGGACGCGGCATATCGAATTCAACGAGGTGCATGAATGATCGTCGGCTACATCGTCATATCCATGGGCATTCTCAGTCTGGCTTACGTTTTCGGCGCTATCATTTTCATCTGGCATTGGGCTCATGTGTACAGAGACTTGGTGAACAAACCTTGGGGGGAAGCCATGGATAGGGAAGACTGGGACGAATGTGATCACTGGAGTGCAGCCGCCGCCTTACACTTGAAGGTGAACATCCTCAATCCGATACACTGGATACGTTACTGGAACTGGGCTCCGAAGCCGTTCGATGGGGTACAAAGGTGACTTTATGAACTGGGAAAAAATCAAGAGTGTTGGGAAGTGGCTGTGGGACAATTTCTATGCGCTGCTGATCTGCGCCTTCTACGTCCTCGTGGGAATCGTGGCGCTAGGGGACGCCTTCTGGCAGGCTTTCCACCACGGGTGGCTCCAATGCGGCAAGAACCTGCTGGTGGCCGCCGTGGTGTTCCCCGGAGCGTACGGAATCTGGCACCTGTTCAAGTGGATGAACGGGGTGTTCAAGAAATGGATTGACAAACACCCCAAGTTTTGATACTATAGGTCCATGAACTACCAGTACGAGCAGCTTCGGGCCTTCGTGGTGGGGGACTGCCCCCCGGTGCAGGAGCCCGTCCGGTGCAAGTTCTGCGGCAAGGTCTACGACCTGACCGCCGTCCGGATCGTCGGCGACTACGGCGTCCGCGGCATCACCACCCGCAACATCACCTTCGAAACCCCGTGCTGCCGCCAGATGGCGAGCAGCGGGGTGCACAGCGACTTCACCCGCCTGACCAAGGACAACTCGATCTTCGCACGCTAGCTATCCTTGCCGCCCCGCCCTGTTTAGACGAGAACGTTTGGTCCTGATCTTGCTGCTCCGCCTGTTTGCGGTGGAATCCATCCGGAGGCCGGGCTACCCTTTCCGATGTAGGCGTCAACTCCCGTGAGGTAAGTTCCCGATGGATCGTCTCTTCCTACCCATCCGGGAATCTGTCCGACGAAGTTGACTCCTGTTATGTTGGCGCCGGATACGACGGCTGTGTAGAGATTGCCTTGGTTAGCCTGTCCAGATGTAACGTCGCCGAAGTCCCAAGTCCCGCCCACAGAATAAGAAACGACGAAGTAATAAGTCCCATTCACCAGGGTTGATGGAGTCGTCCAGGCTCCGGCAACTCCGGAAGTCGTGCTACCTGATGCCGCTCCCGTCCAAGAGATGGTCGCGCCGACAAGACCAGTGCTAGAAGCAACACCGCCTTGATAGATGTTTCCCGAAACGGAGTAGGTTGGCATGGCAATCCTCCGTTAGTCGTATCTAAAGCCAAGCCCCACGGGGCTGTTTGATGTGCCGGTGTACATGCTTGTAAAGACAGCCAGTTTGGAGCAGATGTAGGTATGGGTGGCGCCATAGACAGATGGGGTCAATGCTTCCTGTTCCGAGATGTCCAGGATAACGCAACCAATCACGACTGAAGCCGGGTTGCCTGTATAGCCTGGAAGAGGAAAGATGGGAAGAGCTGGCGTGCTTTGGTTTACCACCAAGCTCACATTGGAGGTGGGGTAGCCAATGGCTACAACCGCCCAGCCGTTGAATCTATAGGATGTTCCTGCGTATCCCGTCCCGGAAAGTCCCTGTCCGTTTGTCAGGAAGAAGCTGTGCTGCCACATGTTGGTGCCGCCGGAACCAGTCCCATCCGTTGCCTGATACATCGTGGCGTAAAGAGAGTTGTATGTGACTACTCCGGCGCTGGCTCCCGTGATGCCGCGTTCCCACGCAAAGCAGCAAGCGTTTTGAGTGTTGGCCCCAGCGAATAGCATTAAACCAAGATAGTTCACCCCGTCGCCGCATAGATAGCACTGATAGTTCGAGGCGGTGTATGAGCCCTGTGGTTGGATCACTTGCTGCGTCAAGGTGAAGTTCTGTCCGCCAGCGGCAGACAATGTCCCGGAGTTGGCGAGATAGGCTGTGCCCATCTGGAAGGACATTTCCGGGTACGTGGCGGTTGCGAGACAACCGTACTCGATCTTGAAATAGATAGCCGTTGGACCGGAACCCGTCTTCCAGATTTCCATCCAATAAGGAGACCAGTA